CTATTTTATTTTTTCGATTTCTTCCTTCAGCCAGTCGAATTCTCGCTGGGTATAGACCTTTTCGGTGATGTCGGATATCTTGTGACCGACCATATATTTGATTGCATATTCGTCAATACCGGCTTTCTTTGCGGCCGTGACAAAGTGCTTTCTTCCGTCATGAGGACGATGCTCCGGGTTAAGATTAAGCTCGTCACGGATCATCTCAAAGCCGGCCTTATAGCGTTGATAGCTCATCATCACAGTCTTGCCGCTGCGCTTGTCTTTGCAGTTGAAGAGATACGGGCTGCCGATTTCTTTGGCTTTATTGTAATGCCGCTCCACGAGGTAGCGAATTTTTGAGTGGATAGGTACGACGCGGTCTTCACCAGCTTCGGTCTTGATGCCGCCTTTGAAAGTGCTATTCTCAAGGTCTACATTGGCAAGCTCAATTAGGCCGAGCTCTTGTGGACGCCATCCAGAATAACACTGAATGAGTATCACATCAACGAAATTCTTATCGTCGACATGTTCCCAGAGCTTTGATATTTCTTCGTCCGTAAAAGGTATGTGCTCTTTCTTGACTTTCTGGATCTCTTTGATCGTTTCGTCAGTCAGCTTGAATGTGCGCGAGTAGTTTCTGTCGACGATCTCATATTCCAGAGCATAGTCAAGCATCAGATTGAATAAGGACTTGATCTTATTCTTCATAGATGCGCTGGCGTGTTGCTCTTTCCCTCTGACAGTGGCAACACCCTCGTCCATGCAGCCTTTCACATGACGGGCACGGACATCCAACACTCGCATATCGTAGACAGCCGAGCAATACTTCCAAGCTGAGGTAACGGCTCGTGAACTGCCATCCGATTTGAGCGTCTTGAAATACTCTTCCGACCACTTATCGTAAAGCTCTTTGACTGTGATCGCGGCGCCGAGGTCGTAAGGGTTCTTGTTATATTCCACAAGCGCTGCATAGGCGTCATTGTAAGTCGCGAAATACGAGTCAGGCTTGAGCGGTTTGCAAATGGGCTTGCCGTCCTGAGTCTTTCCAACCGTAACCATCGCCCGAAAGGGATTCCGAAGGTTGCGGTTTTTTATTTCGCTGATTTGGCCAAACCCGTTCGGGAGGCGTCTTCGTTTATTGTTTTTGGCTCTCGGTTTTCGCTTTACTGACGGCTTCATTGGATAGCCGCAATGAGGGCAAGCCGGAGCCTTGTCGCTTACCTGCAATTCGCATTCAGGGCATTTTACAAGCATGAGTTGCACCTCCATAGTTGATTTGTCCTTTGTAATCATATATTATGGTATAGGAGTTGTCAAGATATTCCTACACTTTATTTTTTTGATGGAGCGATGTATATGATTACAAATGATGTGTCAACCTGCCCCAAATGCGGCGGCGATTTGAAATACTATGACCGTGTTACTCGGATTGTACGGACGAAAGGAAGAAAGACCTGGAAGATCCCCATGCGGCGGCTTCAATGCACTCGCTGCGGTTCCGTACATAGAGAGCTTCCCGAACTGATATTTCCGTACAAACAGTACGAGGCTGAAGTCATCATCGGTGTTTTGGAGGGCTTCATTACCTGCGAAACCATCGGCTTTGAGGACTATCCCTGCGAAATGACGATGGTCCGATGGCAGGCTCAGGACTGGACCACCGAGGTTGTTTTAACAAAGCGCAGTTGCTAACTTAGAATAGCCGTTGAAAGGAGGTAAACGCCAATGAACGAGCAAGAGTTCCCTCAGGGGTCTGTCCCCGTGGCTGTTGCGGCCCGTGTGTATGGCAAAGATGCTTCATGGGTTCGTGCCGGCATCGTCTCAGGGTGGCTCCCGATTGGCAAAGCCACTCGCAGCGGAAAATTAGTCACCACCATCGAGGAGATGGATTCACGCTATGGCCGTATCAACTTTTACATCTCCCCAAAGCGTCTCTACGAGGAGACAGGATTTTTGTGGAAAGGAGAACGACAATAATGGCAACGGAAATCCGTCCGGAGCTGTCTGAGAAAAATCCGTACTGGATTGGCAAGCACCGGTATTACGAACTGAAGCATTTCTGCCTTCAGTATCCGATTTGGAAGAAAGCCTATAATGCTCTGCTTGGCCTGAGCAGCCGTCCGAACGACCTTGATATTTTTGTCAAGAGTGGCCAAGTACGGAGCGATCCAACTGCAAGGTGTGCGGAATCTCGTGTATCCTTTGCCAAACGGATGGAACTGGTCGAGCAAGCTGCCATTGGTACGGACGGTGACCTCTATCCTTATATTTTGCGAGGGGTCACAGAGGGTCTGTCCTACAATGCCTTGAAAATGCAGTACGCCATTCCATGTTGCCGCGAGGTCTACTACAACTTGTATCGACGATTCTTCTGGCTGCTGAGTAAGGAGCGTGATTGAGATGCGGATTGTGAATGTGGCGGTCAGGCAGTGTTACCGCTTCAACTGCCCAAATTGCGGGAGCAAGCTGGAAGCTGACAGTGACGAGCTGGTCGATGTCGGTGGAAAGACCAGTCGGTTCTGGTGTCCTGTTTGCCGAGAGGAAAGATACATTTCATGGTCTTCTCTGAGAAAACGGACGGTCTACGAGGACAGTTCCGCAGATTAAGCAAACCCCTTTATGGAAAGGAGTGTTTTTCTATGGACACTATGTTTGAAAATTTAGATTTTCGGTTTGATAAGGAAAATAACGACGAACGACCTTTTATGATTTCTTGTAAAGATCGAGAAATCATGGATGGGGAACGTTGGGTGTTGGCATCTTTATCGACCGATGAAGCAAAAAGATTACTCAAGTATCTTGAAGAACACATTGCAAAATAAAGAAGATTGAGCCGCTGACAACGGCTCTTTCTTTTTTATATTTTCCGGCACGCGGGTAACTGGATCAGATGCTAAATTGGTATCTGGAAAATTGCCCGGGGTAAAATCTGAAAAATCATTTTGGAGGTATGACATGGATCTCATCATTGGCATTGTTGTCGGCATTATCATCGGGCTTGTAGTCGGAACGCTTATATTTTGGCGAAGGTACATTCCCGTCGGCGATCTTCGGATCGACCGTTCTGACCCTACGAGCGAACCATTTCTGTTTCTCGAATTAGGCACAGATGTGCGCACTATTTCTGGCATGAAAACCGTCACGCTCAGCGTTCGCAACGAGAATTTCCTCCCGCACGAATAACACCCCCTATTATGGAGCCAACTTATTGAAAGGAGAAATGCAATATGGCAGAAATCAAGAAATTGCTGGATGATGCAATCGAAACCGAGATCAACAATCTCAACTCGGCATCTGACACAGACGAGAAATCGGAGGTTATCAAGAACCTTGCAGCACTGCACAAGCTCCGTATCGAAGAGATCAAAACGGAAACTGAAATTGAGGAAAAGTCGGAGCGTCGGGCCATGGATAAAGCAGCCCATGACGAAGACGCGACACTGAAAGCGTTTCAGCTTGACGAGAATACGCTCGATCGGTACGCGAAGATCGGCATTGCTGCGGCGGAACTTGTATTGCCGCTGATGTTCTACGGCGTTTGGATGAGCAGAGGACTGAGATTCGAGGAAACGGGGACATTTACATCCCAGACATTCAAAAATCTGTTCAATCGCTTCAAGCCTACTCGAAAGAGTTGAGCCAACAGGCGTTGAGAGTCGTGTAAAAAACACGCTCTCTTCGCTTTTTTTCGTAGATTTTGCAGGGCGCTTTAATGAAAGTGCGCAGAAAAGGTAGAAAGGTTATTAAACCGGCAGGTAGTGAATTGATGGACTACCTGAATAAGGGATACGCCATCTGCAACAAGTGCGGAGCGGTGATGGATCGGAAAGAAGATCCTGAAGGCGGATGCGATATTTATGCCTGCCCGTCCTGTGGATGGGAAATTGAGGAATTGGATTATGAGTACGAGAGTGCAGACGAAATGGAACTCGGACTCGATGAAAGAGGCGACGAGTATCTGATCTTCAGGGACGACGTGCCGCCCGCAGGTTGTAAAGCTTGCGGTGGTCCCTACCCTTACTGCAAAGCGTCATGCAAAATGTTTGACGACTAAAGCATTATCAACGGAGGAAAGTCCTGTAACAAGGGCTTTCTTCTTTTTGTTTTGGAGATAAAGATGCGATATCACTATGAAAAGCCTACAATTTATCTGTCGATGTACGGAAAGCGTTATATTTGCGACCATCCGGTCTACGATAGCTGCACCCTGTTTGAAATAGGAGATAAAGGCCTTGCTGTGATCCAACAGCGGTATGATGACGAAACCAAGTCCACATTCTGGACAGAGGTGGATGCATGGCTGACCGATGCCCTCTATGTTCACCCGAAATTCAAGGAATTCTTTGATGAACGGGCCGGAACTTGTACGAACGGGCTCTGGCCCACCGTAACGATTCGGCAAATCATGTGGGCGCTGAAAATGAAGCCTTTGCAAAAGCAGCGTTGGGAAACGGTCTTCGACCGCCGTGATATTTAGCGCCAATCCAGCAGCCCCTATTATGGATACCAATACCTATGAAAGGGGTTAGGAGTATGGATGAGATGAAGATTCAATCGAAATTCATGACAGGACTTGTATCGAGGATCGTAAAGAAGGTACTTCGGACAAAATTTGGCTGTGAAGTAGATATTCAGCTCAATGAGTTCCGGACGACAGTCATTGATGATAAGACTCATGTCCATCTGGATTTGGATGCGGACCTTACGAAAGAAGAACTTAACAAACTATTGAAGACTATTGGAATCTGAGGAATTGAGCCGTTTTATGCGGCTCCTTTCTTTTTCCGCAGATTTTTCAACTCATATTATGGAGAAACAGTTAGCTCAGTGGTAGAGCGCTTCACAAAACCAGTGAAGAGGTGATCGGTTCGAGTCCGATACTGCTTCTTTACTTTTTATTTTGGACGAAAGGAGAAAGCATGAACATCGAGCAATTTGAACTGATCTTGTGCGACATGTACACCATGGATGCATGGTCACCTCCGCTTCTCTGGAAGTGGAAAAAAGAGTTCAAGGAGGCAAGCACAAAACAGTGGGCGATCAGAGAGCTTGAGAACTACATTCGCAAGCGGCTCCATCATCGCTCCGATGGATCGGTCGACGAATTTATCAGATTCACAAACGAGTTCGCCATGAAGATGGCTCGCTATTCAAATCACTCAGGAGAGAACCAAGAGATGCACGAGATCTTTCAAACTGCCAGTTCGGTCGCTGCTGATATTTTAGATCTCTTAAATGCAATGAAATGAAAGGAGAATTCAGATGAAACTCGACCCTAAGATCGGGAGAAGCTTGAAGAAGGCATCTCCCACCATTCTGACATGCATCGGAGCCGCTGGCGTTGTGGCAACCGCGGTTCTGGCTGTCAAGGCAACCCCGAAAGCGGATAGTCTTATCAAGGCTGACAGCAGGAGAAATCACGATGGCGACCCTTATGCTGCAACAAAGCTCGAAGCCGTCAAATCATGCTGGAAATGCTACATACCTGCTGCGGCCACGGGCGTCGCTACGATCATCTGCATCTTTGGGGCGAATACCCTCAATAAGAAGCAACAGGCGTCTCTTGCCAGTGCCTATGCGCTCGTAAACCGATCCTATTCTGACTATAAGCATAAATTGAAAGAACTGTATGGCGAAGATGCTCACAAGAAGATCATGGAGTCCATCGCCGCAGAGAAAAGCAGTATGCCGCCTATTACGGCTACCGGAGGATTCTCCAATTCATCTTTGGAGTTTGAAGATGCCAACGAGGAGCAGCGACTCTTCTACGACAGCTTCTCCAAAAGATATTTTCAGGCAACCATAAGCCAAGTCCTGCAAGCAGAATATCACATCAACAGGAATATGGTTCTCGGCGCGTTCGTAACTCTGAACGATTTCTACGACTTCCTTGGAATAAGCCATGTCGAAGGCGGAGATGTTGTTGGCTGGTTGCTGTCTGATAGCATGTACTGGATCGACTTCGATAACTCGAAGGCTGTGGTTGATGATGGACTGAACGGAGAGATTCCGTGTTATGTCGTCGATGCCATGCTCGGTCCTCAACCTGAGTCTGAGTGGGATTATTGATTTCCCGCAAAAACTACATCGCCTATTATGGAAAGGAGGTCATGCTTTATGAACCAGAGAAATATCTTTAAGCTGCTGTCCCTTGCGGGAGTCGTCCTTGGCGGGATCGGAACATTGTTATCCGGCTGGGCCGACAACAAGGAGCAGGAAGCAATTATCGAGGAGAAGGTCAACGAAGCACTTGCTGCCAGAAACGAAGAGGAAGAGTCCTAAACAGGGCTCTTCTCTTTTTTTCGAGGTGAACTCATGACAAATGATACGGCTGTACAAGCACTTCTCGACTATCTCAACGAATCGGATGAACCCGAAATCTATTGGCCACGCCATCACTTTGAAGAGTCTTGCTTTTCGAGATGGGCGGCATGGGAGATGATTGAGGAAATTATGGATCATCCTATGGAAGATCCGGAAGATGTGATCGAGGAGTTCACCATGAAAATGGTGATTTTCTCATCAATAGCAGATGGTACGGATGAAGGTCGGATATTTTCGATTGCCGCTGATTTCGCCGATGAATGCTTGACACTATTTAGAGAGGAGAACTCAAATGACAAAACAAACCATTATCAATGCGTTGAAAAACGCCCAGAAGTCAATGAAAAAGCACAGCCCTGAGATCCTAACCGGCATCGGAATTGCCGGGATGATCGCCACCACTGTATCCGCCGTTCGAGCAACGCCAAAGGCTTTGCAGCTCATCGACGCCAGAGAAATCAAGGAAAACCGGCGTCTGAGCAACAAGGAGATCGTTGCCACCACATGGAAGTGCTATGTTCCGGCTGCTGTTACAGGTGTGCTGTCCACAGCCTGCCTTGTAGGCGCCAGCTCTGCAAATCTTCGACGCAACACTGCCCTTGCAACGGCTTATTCCATCTCCGAAACGGCTCTCAAGGAGTACAAAGAGAAGGCTGTTGAGGTAGTCGGTGAGAAAAAAGAGCAGGCGATCCGTGATGCAGTTGCCAAGGAGACGCTTACGAAGCACCCTCTTGGCGAACGCGAGGTCATCATTACCGGCGGTGGTGATATTCTCTGTTTCGACCCCCTTACAAACCGATATTTCAAGTCCGATCGCGACCGCCTGATGCGTGCTATGAATGAGCTGAACAAACGAATGCGCGACGAGATGCGTGTTTCGCTGAATGATTTCTACGATGAGATCGGTCTGAGCGAGGCCGAGGTCGGAGAGCATCTTGGGTGGGACATTGACAACGGAAAAGGCTACATAGACCTCGATTTCAGCACACAGTTGGCTGATGATGGAACGCCTTGCCTTGTCGTCGGTCACAACCACCCGCCTATTTACCTTTGGTAAGCGCAGATTTTGCATCTCCTATTATGGAGAACCAAACAACAAAAATTACTTTTGAAAAGGAGAATTTTACTATGGAAGACAAGAAAATGAACGAGATCGAGGAAATCGAAGCTACGGAAGTCGACGAGACTCAGGACAGCTCTAATGCTGGTGCCCTGCTCGCCGGTGCCATCGGAGGTTTCATTGCTTACGCTGTGATTGGCGGGGCGAAGAAGCTGCGGGTGATCATCGAAGAGAAGGTCGCTGCGAAGAAGCTGGCGGAAGCCGCTAAGACCGACAAGGCCGAAATCGACTCGGCAGACGAGGATTCCGAGGAAAACTAAGAAAAGTAAATTGCGGAGTTCTACAAGGGAGAGTGCCAATAACAGGGCGCTTTCCCTTTTTCTTTTTATCAAATTTTGGAGGTGCACTAATGCCTGAATATCCTGATAACTCGCATAGCGCGAGAGAAAACACAAGCCCTCCCTCCAAACGGGTGGAGAAAGTTGTCAACGGCACAGCAAAGACCCGCAAGCAGAGCGAGGTCAAGAAATTTGCCGGCATATTCATGCCTGATGAAGTTGGCGATGTTAAAACCTTCATCATCACGGATGTCGTTATCCCTGGTTTGAAGAACGCCATCGCCGATGTTGTCAGCATTGTTCTCTTTGGCGAAGCCGGCCGCATCGGCACTCGGAAGAACGCCGGATCAAAGGTATCGTATCAGCGGTATTATGACGATCCTCGCAGAGATGACCGCAGAAACTACAATCAGCGGCCGAGACCTGTTGCCGGGTTTGAATTTGATGACATCATCTTCGACAACCGTGGAGATGCAGACCTCGTCCTCGACCAGTTGGAATCCGCTATTGCCAACTATGGCATGGCCAGCGTGCTGGATCTCTATGACCTTGCCGGACTTACTTGCCAGAATTACATGGCTGATAAGTACGGCTGGACTGATATTCAGAGTGCCAGAGTTGCCCGAACGAGGGACGGCTACATCTTGCAGCTTCCCAGAGCAATCCAAATCACCTAAAAAGAGGTGCAGTCATGTACGGATATTTTGTCTCAAGCGGGTACAGAGGCTTCGTCGACGGAACATGGATGCTGTTCCCGACTGAGTCCGAGTATTACGAATACATGAAAGAGCTCAAAAACTGAGCTGAAAACTACAATTAAGAAAGGATTTATTACCATGAAAGCTAATGAAATCATGACTTCCGCAAAGCGTACCTTCTCCAAGGTCGGCTTTGGGCTCCAGAAGAAGAGCCCCGAAATTCTTGTCGGTGTCGGCATCGTCGGTGCTGTTGCAAGTGCCGTTCTGGCCTGCAAGGCTACCACTAAGGCAGGTGCCATCGTCGAGGAGTCTAAGAACTCTCTCGCTGATATTCGTGAGGCCAATGAAAACGGCGTCACCAAGGCTGGTGAGTCCTACTCCGCAGAGGATCGCAGGAAAGATCTCGCCATCGCCTATGTTCAGACAGGCGTGAAGTTCGCAAAGCTGTATGCCCCCGCGGTCATGCTCGGTGCAGTTTCTATCGCCAGCATTCTCGCAAGCCACAACATCATGAAGAAGCGCAACATCGCTCTGGCGGCTGCTTACGCTGCTGTCGATAAGTCTTTCAAGGATTATCGTGACCGCGTAATCGAGCGTTTCGGCGAACAGGTTGAAAAGGAGCTGCGCTACAACATCAAGGCGCAGGAGATCGAAGAGACCGTTACGGACGACAAGGGCAAGGAAAAGAAGGTCAAGCAGAATGTGAATGTTGCAGACGAGAACTGGGATGGCTCTGACTACGGCCCTTACGCAAAAGTGTTTGATGATACCCACTCCGATTGGAAGCAGGACCCTGAAATGAACCTCTTCTATCTGCGTGCTCGTCAGGCTCAGGCGAATGATATGCTCAAGTCCCAGGGTCACCTCTTCCTGAACGAAGTTTATGATATGCTCGGTTTCAAGCGCACCAAAGCCGGCGCTGTTGTCGGTTGGATCTATGACGACAAGAAGCCTTACGGCGACAACTTTGTTGATTTCGGTATGACCGAGATTCGTCGTCACGATGCTGATTCGGACGAGTACAAGCGCGCGTTCATTCTGGACTTCAATGTTGTCGGCGACATCACTTCCAAGATCGTCGACCACCAGAATGACTATCTCGCATGAGGACAAGCCGATGAAAAAATTGCTTATCTGCCTTCTCATCTTCGTCGGGGCGATTTTCATATCCTGTAACTTTGTGATAAATGCAACGACGACCAAAACGGTTCCGGAACAGCCTATGATTCAGACGGAACCTCTTTCTCTGATCGTTGAGGCATCTGCTCCATCCACTGATATTTTACTGGAAGAAGAGCCTGAACCCACTCCCGAACCAGAGCCTTTGGCTACGAGGGAGGAGATCGAGCTTCTTGCTCTCTGCGCTATGGCGGAAGCCGAGGGAGAATGCGAGCAGGGCCAGCGACTGGTCATTGACAGCGTTCTCAATCGTGTAGATGATCCGCATTTCCCGGACACGATCTCTGAGGTCATCTGGCAGAAAAACCAGTATGCAGGTATGTACGGCGACCGTATCACCCGCTGCTATGTTATGGACGAGCTGGTAAAGCTCGTTGAAGAAGAACTTGAAAATCGTACTGACTACGATGTCGTGTTCTTCAATGCGGGCCATTATAGCGACTATGGAGTTCCTATGTTCCAGGTCGGAAACCATTACTTCTCAAGCTATGATTAAAAGGAGGAACAATTATGAAGAAGATCATGCTTTCCCTGCTCTCTTATACCCTGGCGACTATGTCCGGCCTCTGCCTGGTGGGCGGAGCAGCAGTCCTCAGCTACAAGGAGTGACTGACATGGAGGGAATTGCGAATTTCATTTCCATGCTCGACTATGTTCTTGACACAAAGCGTAAGCGTCACATCACCGGCGGATTGCTGTTGAGTGGCGCTTTACTCTTCGGTGGTCTGGCTATGACCGTCATGAGCATCCGAGACGATGAGGAGGACGAAGATGAGTAAAGCATCTACCGGCTTTGCCTTTGTGGCAGGCCTTACTATCGGCGCAGCAGGCGCCTGGTACTATCTGAAGGATAAGTACGCAAAACTCGCCGAGGAAGAGATTGCCTCGGTCAAAGCAGCATACGCCAAGCGTGAGAAACCGACAACGGAAGAAAAAACTGTCTCGCTTGTAAATGCCGCCAAGAACATGGATAAGGGTAGCATTACCGAGTACACTCAGCGTTTGCAGGAGGCTGGTTATAAGGACTACTCCAGAACAATCGACGAGAAGCCCTCGGGAACACCCGGTGAAGTTCCGTATGTCATCTCTCCTGATGAATTCGGAGAACTTGAAGACTATACGAAAGTTAGCCTGACCTACTTCGCCGATGGCGTCTTGGCTGATGAGTGCGGCGAAATCGTTGATGATGTGGAGGAAATCATCGGCGATGGGCTGGACCACTTTGGCGAATACGAAGATGATTCGGTGTTCGTAAGGAGTGATGCAAAGCGCTGTGACTACGAGATTCTCAAGGATCTGCGTGATTTCAGCGACTTCAAGAAGAAAAACTTTCCTCCGAATAATGACGAGGAGGTCTGACCTTGACCAAAAGCGAGCTTAATGATCCATATTTCGAGTGGATGTACCGGCTCGTGGTCGACGACCGATATTCTAATAAGTCCTACCGGCGACTGTTCTACAAGCTCCACGACACGGAGTTTGCATACACAATCCCGATGGACGGCAACCGGGCCGAGGATGGCATCGAGCTTAGATATCGGTTCGGTCGCGAGCAAGGCTATCGTGATGCTGTAATTGCCAACTGCCTTGATATTCGGCCTTGCAGCATCCTTGAAATGATGATCGCCCTTGCCATTCGATGTGAAGAACACATCATGGAAGACCCTGATATTGGCAACCGCACCGGACAGTGGTTCTGGAGTATGCTTGTCAGTTTAGGCCTTGGTTCCATGAGCGATGTTCGGTTTGATCCTGTTCGGGTCGACGAGATTCTCGACCGTTTTATGAATCATGACTACGCACCGGATGGCAAGGGCGGTCTGTTCACAATCCGTAACCCTCGGTTTGATATGCGGTATATGGAAATCTGGTATCAGATGAATTGCTATCTTAACGAGATCATCAGAGAAGGGAGTTTAACATGAATACGATCACGCATGATATTTTCGTGACGGTCATGCCGTCTAAGAATTTCTGCAAGCAGATGCAGAGGCAGGCCCGCAGCACGAAGATGTTCAAGTTGATTGCGGTAGGGGCGATTATTCTTGCCGCAGCAACCGAGGTGGAGCGCAGGAAGCTGGAGGAGCAGGTCTATCAGCTCTCTGTTCGAGTAAAGAAGTTGGAGCACAGCGAAGGAGAGTAATCAATGTTAGACTTCTTGGTGATTGCAACGCGCAGTGGCAAGCGTGGTATCATCGAGATCTATCCCAAGTTTATCATCAAGAAAAGCAGCGACCTCATGATTAGAGGCGGCGATTTCTACGCTATCTGGATTGAGGAACGGGGATTGTGGTCGACTGATGAACAGGATGCGGTTGACCTGATCGACCGCGAACTGGACCGATACGCCGAGGAAAACTGTAAGCGTTTTGATGACAATTATCGAGTCATGCACATGTGGGACGCGGAAACCGGAATGATCGACACCTGGCACAAATACTGCCAGAAGCAGATGAAGGACCAGTTCCATATGCTCGACGAGAAACTGATATTTTCAAACAGCAAAACGGGGAAAAAGGACTATGCCAGCAAGATGCTGAATTATCCGCTTGAGCAGGGTGAGGCGAACTCTTATGACAAGCTCATGAGTGTTCTGTACTCTCCTGCCGAGCGGCACAAAATCGAATGGGCCATTGGTTCGGTCGTGTCCGGTGACTCCAAGAGGCTGCAAAAGTTCATGGTGCTTTATGGTGCCGCTGGTACTGGTAAGTCCACGGTGCTCAACATCATTCAGCAGCTCTTTGATGGTTATTACTCTGTATTCGATGCCAAGGCTCTCGGTTCTTCAAGCAATGCATTTGCGCTGGAGGCGTTCAAGACGAACCCGTTGGTTGCCATTCAACATGATGGTGACCTCTCCCGTATTGAGGATAATACGAGACTTAACAGCCTTGTTTCGCACGAGCTAATGACGGTCAACGAGAAGTTCAAATCAACTTACGCCAACCGTTTTAAGGCTTTCCTCTTTATGGGCACAAACAAACCGGTTCGTATTACGGACGCTAAATCCGGTCTGATTCGACGTTTGATTGATGTTTCCCCAACAGGAGATAAGGTCGAGCCGAACGAGTACAAGACCATCATGAAGCACATCCCGTTTGAACTTGGCCCGATTGCTTACCACTGTCAAGAGGTTTATCTGGAAGATCCCGCTTACTATGACGGTTATATTCCGATTGCCATGTTGGGAGCCTCCAATGACTTCTACAACTACATCGTTGATTCCTACCCTGTCTTCAAGCGTGAAGACGGCACGTCCCTCAAGGCTGCTTGGGAGATGTATAAGACCTATAATGAGGAAGCAAAGGTCTCGTACCCCCTCAGCCAGCGAGCGTTCAAGGAAGAGTTGAAGAACTATTTCCATGACTACACAGAGCGCTTCAGTATGGAAGATGGCACTCGTGTTCGGAGCTATTACAGTGGCTTCAGAACTGAAAAATTTGAGGAGCAGACCATCATTGATAAGCCGGAGCCAACAACTCGGCTGATTCAGTTTGATGGAACAGTATCCGCATTCGACAAGGATTGTGCGGACTGTCCTGCTCAGTATGCCACATCTAAAGAAACGCCCTCGCAGAAATGGGAAAAAGTCACGAAGACTCTTTCGCAGTTGGATACCTCTAAGCTCCACTATGTCAAGGTGCCTGAGAACCATATCGTCATCGACTTTGATATTCCTGATGAGAATGGCAATAAGTGCTTTGACCTGAACCTGGCAGAGGCGAGTAAGTGGCCTCCGACCTATGCCGAGGTCAGCAAGGGTGGTCAGGGTATCCATCTACATTATATTTACACCGGCGATCCGACAAGGCTGAGCCGTATCTATGACGACCATATTGAGGTGAAGGTCTTCACTGGAAAAAGCTCGCTGCGCCGGAAACTCACTAAGTTCAACAACCTACCTATTGCAACCATAAGCTCTGGGTTACCATTGAAAGGAGAAAGCAGCATGGTAAACAACAAGGTGGTTCAGAGCGAGAAAGGGCTTAGGGTTCAAATCAAGAGAAATCTCAACAAGGAGATCCACCCTGCAACTAAGCCCAGTATCGACTTTATCCACAAGATTCTGACGGATGCGTATGAAAGCGGCATGGTTTACGATGTTACCGATATGCGCAATGCCGTCCTGGCCTTTGCCGCCAACAGCACCAATCAGGCAGAGTATTGCATCAAGCTCGTTAATAAGATGCCGTTCAAATCTGCCGATGCCGCCCCTGCGGCCAAGAACGAAACCGCTGACCTCGTCTTTTATGATGTCGAGGTGTTTCAGAACCTTTTCCTCGTGAACTGGAAGTTTGCAGGAAGCGCACAACCTGTGGTTCGGATGATCAACCCGACCTCTGAAGACATCGAGGGCCTGATGAAGTTCCGACTCATCGGCTTCAACTGCCGGCGGTATGATAACCACATTCTTTATGCTCGCTTGATGGGCTATACCAATGAGCAGCTTTACAACCTGTCTCAGCGGATCATCGGCAGCGAAAAGAAATCCAAGAGCAACAACTGCTTCTTTGGTGAAGCCTATAATGTCTCTTACACTGATGTTTACGACTTCTGCTCGAAAAAACAGAGCTTGAAGAAGTGGGAGATTGAACTCGGCATCCACCATCAGGAGCTTGGCCTTCCGTGGGACCAGCCTGTTCCGGAGAGCATGTGGCAGAAGGTCGCCGAGTATTGTGACAATGATGTCATTGCTACGGAGGCAGTATTCAATGCCCGTAAGGCTGACTTCATAGCTCGTGAGATCCTGGCCGATGTGGCTGGAATGACCGTCAACGATACCACGAACACTTTGACAGCCAAGATTATCTTCGGCGGAAACAAGAAGCCGCAGGATCAGTTCAATTACCGCGACATGGGCGATGCCAGTCAGATTTGCAGCATGGACGATCTGCCGTTCAAGTTTGGGCCGGAAGAATACGACAACTATACGGCGTTCGACAAGAAGGATCGTCCGATCTTCCCTGGTTACAAGTTCGACAAAGGCAAGTCTACTTATCGCGGTGAAGAAGTTGGCGAGGGTGGCTATGTCTATGCCGAGCCTGGTATGTACGGAAATATCGCTCTGCTGGATATTGCTTCTATGCATCCCTCAAGCATCATCGCAGAAGATCTCTTCGGGCCGGTCTATACGAAGCGGTTTCGTGAGATCCGTGATGCTCGTGTCGCCATCAAGCATAAGGAGTTCGACAAGGCTCGCAAAATGCTGAACGGCGCTCTGGCAAAGTATCTGACTGACGAGAGTGCCGCTGATGCTCTGGCGCAAGCGCTGAAAATAGCCATCAATTCCGTTTACGGCTTGACTTCGGCCAGCTTCGAGAATCCGTTCCATGACAACCGTAACAAAGATAATATCGTCGCCAAGCGCGGAGCCCTGTTTATGATCAACCTCAAGCACGAGGTTCAGAAACGGGGCTTTGTTGTTGCTCACATCAAGACGGACTCTATCAAGATTCCAGACGCTACGCCTGAGATCATTCAGTTCGTCATGGACTACGGCAAGATGTACGGTTATATTTTCGAGCACGAAGCGACTTATGATCGCATGTGCCTCGTCAACAACGCCGTTTATATTGCCAAGTACAAGGATGGTAAACACGCCGGTGAGTGGACAGCCACGGGCACTCAGTTCCAGATCCCGTATGTCTTCAAGAAGCTCTTCTCGCATGAGGAGATCACCTTCGAGGATATGTGTGAGACGAAGTCTGTTACAGGGGCGCTCTATCTGGATATGAATGAGAGCCTGCCTGATGTGAGTGCTTTGGAGGATGAGTATGCTAAGTTGTGGAAAAAGATTTCCGATACAACGAAACTGAATGAGCCAATGGAGGCAGAATGTGCTCGTATCGAGGAACTTACAACTGAAATCGAGAAAGGTCATGACTATGTCTTTATTGGACGAGTCGGACAGTTCTGCCCCATCAAATCCGGCTGTGGCGGCGGTCTTCTGTGTCGCGAGTCCGTTGACAAAAAGACTGGCGAAAAGAAGTACAATGCCGCCGTTGGAACGAAAGGCTATCGCTGGCTTGAGTCTGAAATGGTCAAGGAACTCGGAAAGGAAGACTGCATTGACCGGAGATACTATGATGCTCTCGTTGATGCTGCGGCCACTGATATTTCCAAGTATGGCGATTTCGAGTGGTTCGTTTCCGAAGACCCGTATGTTTCTGACACGCCGCCTTGGTTCAGCCCAGGCGAACCCCACGAAGAAGACAGTACACCGTTTGATGTGAGGTAATTCCATGGAGAAAAGCTTCACCAAAGACGGTGCTCGTTGGTTTACTTGCAGGCGATGTGGATTGAGAAACTGCGAGAACATTTATCGGTGGAAAAAGAAGCCGCAGCCTATGAAAAACATCTGCACCCTCTGCATTGAAAAAGAGGAACTGGCACACCAGGAAGCTCGGGAACGAGTTCATTACAGTCCATTCCAATATCCATTTTAACAGTTGAGAGGAGTCTTAATCATGAGTCGTAAAGCTACTGACAACATCATCATCGAAAATGCCCGCATTATCTTCCGGAACTTTTCCGGTAAGGAGGACAAGTACAACCGCGCCGGTGATCGCAATTTCTGCGTTATCATCGAGGACCACAACGATGCTCAGCGTCTGATCGAAGACGGCTGGAATATCCGCGTGATGCCTCCTCGTGAGGAAGGTGACGAGCCTCGCCACTATCTCCAGGTCGCGGTGAGCTTCAAGAACTTCCCGCCCAAGGTCGTCATGGTCACCCGCCGCAAGCAGACGCCTCTCGATGAGGAGTCAATCGGCGCTCTCGACTTTGCCGAGATCAGCAATGTGGATCTCATCATCCGCCCCTATAACTGGATCATCCAGGAGGGCACCAAGAACGAGAAGAGCGGTGTGAAGGCCTACCTCAAGACGATGTATGTCACCATCGAAGAGGATGAGTTCGCTGAGAAGTATGCTGCGAGCGAGTATCCGCAGGAATAAACATTGCGGGGACGCTGGTTAGGAGGTAGCCGGCGTCCCATTTCTGTTTAAGGTGGAAACGTTTATGTGTGAAAATTTCAATCGTGTTTTTGTTTATATGCTACGCGAGTTTTTGAAACAGACAGATCCTAAAACAATTCGCGACGTTTCAAAAGAACGTATGCTCATACAAAAAAAACCAACACCTACCGATTTTCAAAAATATTCCGTCCAAAGATGGGCAATTTCAGAACTTATAACAGCGATTCTTGCGAATCCGTGCAATTCAGCAGAGGATACCGCATATCGACTCGCATTAACCTTCTATAAATGTGCGTATGCTGCGGTTGATTCGAGGATGTATGAGGTATTTCATATAGCAGCAGAGTTTGTTGACAAGGAAGTTATTGGGTTGTTTAGAAACAATCAAGGAATATATCCTTGATAAAACAACTTATCGAAAGGAGAAGCCAATGCCTTTATGGAAGCCCGCAAAAAAGAAGAAAACGGCTCATGCAAAGAAAGAGCCGCCTAAACCATATACGCCCCCTGATATTCCGAAATTTGTTCAACAAAGCGAGAAAACAAAAGCCAAGGAAGAGAAACGAGTTCCTCCCGAAAAAGCGTTCATGGATACTTTCCGACAGCTTACGAGCCGCCATCGGTCTATTGATATTTGGCGAGACTTTGTAGTGATGTCCGCATGTTCGTTTTCAAATGCTGTCGACAAGACACCGTTGCATTATCCCAAGCGTGAAAAACGTTACCTGCAAATCATAAAGAAGTATCGTCCGGAGGAACAAAAGTTATTTCCAGAACTACTCGCCCACCTCGTCATGGCCATGGAGGAAAATCCAGAACAGGATTTCCTTGGGGAGCTTTATATGACGCTTGAACTCTATGACAGTCGTTCCGGTCAGGTGTTTACACCATATCATGTCTGCCAGATGATGGCTGATATTTCTATGGGCGATACGCTTAAAGAGCAGATTGATATGAAGGGATATGTCACGCTCTCTGATCCATGCTGCGGAGCTGGAGCGACGATGATCGCCGGTGTAAACGCGGCAAAAAAGCTACTGGAAAAAGAACATCTCAACTTCCAGAACCATGTGCTGGTGTCTGCTCAGGACATCGACGAACTCGTTGCGCTGATGTGCTATTTGCAGATATCGCTGCTTGGCGTTGCCGGATATGTTAAGGTCGGCAATTCGCTTACCGATCCGATCACAGATGGTGACTCTTTGGAGAACTACTGGTTCACGCCTATGTACTTCAGCGATTTCTGGTGTATGCGACGAATTATCCGTAGAATGCAGGATATTTTGGAGAGTGACCCGAAATGAGTATCAGTCTGTACGATCATCAGCGCAGCGCCCTTGAAAAAATGAAGAATGGTTGCATTCTATGCGGCGGGGTCGGTTCCGGTAAATCCAGAACTGCTCTCGCCTATTACTATCTTCAGCAAGGCGGAAATCTTGACATTCCTGATGCGCCGATGAAAAATCCGCTTGATATTTACATCATCACCACTGCACGCAAGCGCGATACCTGTGAATGGGAGGACGAGTTGGCTCCATTCCTGCTCTCCACCCATGAGGACTGCAATTACTACAAGAACAAGGTCGTCATCGACTCGTGGAACAACATCGGCAAGTACAAAGATGTAAAAAACAGTTTCTTTATATTTGATGAGCAGCGTGTCGTCGGCTACGGGGCTTGGACAAAAGCATTCCTGAAAATCGCGAAGGTGAACAAATGGATCTTGCTCTCAGCTACCCCTGGGGATACCTGGCAGGATTATATCCCCGTCTTCATCGCAAATGGGTTCTACCGAAACAAGACCGATTTCATCGACCAGCATGTGGTTTATGACTGGAGGTCGAAGTATCCAAAGGTCGACCGATACCTCAACACCGGACGGCTGATCCGTCTGCGCAATCGCATTCTCGTGACGATGGAGTTCGAGCGGCACACCACATCACATCATCAAGATATGCCTGTTTCCTACAACATTCCGCTCTATAAAGATATTTCTCGAAACCGCTGGAATCCTTGGGAAGACCGTCCTATTGAAACGGCTTCTGAGCTTTGTATGAACTGGCGCCGCGTGGTAAATTCGGACGAGTCCCGAAGCGTGGCCGTGCTGGAGATTATGGAAGATCACCCTAAAGTCATCATCTTCTACAATTTCGACTACGAGCTTGATATTCTCAAAAATCTTGGTTACCCCGATGGGACTGAAGTTGCTGAATGGAACGGTCACAAGCATCAAGAGATCCCGACCGGCGACAAATGGGTCTATCTCGTGCAGTACACGGCCGGCTGCGAGGGCTGGAACTGCATTACTACTGATACGATTATCTTCTACTCGCAGAACTATTCCTATAAGGTCATGGTTCAGGCTTCCGGACGAATCGACCGTCTGACGACGCCATTCAGTGACCTTTATTACTTCCATCTAAAGAGCTTTTCCGGCATTGATCTGGCGATCAGCAAGGCACTCAAGGAGAAGAAGAACTTCAATGAGGGTCGCTTTGTTGGGTGGTCTACTGCACCGATGCCGAAAGCTGCATGACATGAAAAGGAGAAATCATGGATAACGCAAAAATTATTGCTGTCGACTTCGATGGCACTTTGGTTGAAAACAAATGGCCTGAGATCGGTGCGCCGATTGAAAAAAACATCGCCAAGGTTAAGGCCGAACAGGAAGCTGGCGCCAAAATCATTCTTTGGACGAATCGAGTTGGCGAACCTTTGGAAAAAGCACTTGCTTTTTGTGAGGCACAGGGCATCCATCTCGATGCGGTCAATAAGAATCTTCCCGAAATTATCAAAGCATTTGGGACTGACTGCCGGAAGATCTTCGCCAATGAATATTGGGATGATCGCGCCGTGCCTATGTCCGAGAAGGATATTGGAGAATTCTCCGACGGGTTCCACACCTTCAATTCCCTCTATTATCAGCGGCTCATCCTCTTCGCGGCCTTGGTGAACGCTTTCCCGACGCTTGCTTGGAAATCCCACAAGCATTCGGATGGCGAGGCTCCATTTGGAGGAGGCTGGTTCATCGTTGGCATCGACACGCCAAAGGGGCCCTATACCTATCATTACGAGGACAAGGACTGGGACCTGTTCCGCTGTAAAGAGGTGGCCACTGCCCCTGAGTGGGACGGCCATACCGATAAGGATGTCGAGCGGGTACTGTCCCTTACGGATGACGAGAGTGATTGGGCGGCTCGTGAAGTTGCTATTGCTTCTCAGAAAGAACGCGAAAGTGCCGAAGATAAAGACGACTGGGATTACGGTGTTGCGTGCTATGAGAGTGCCCTCAGAGCGTATCGGTCTTTGGAACGCGACGGCCACTCCGGTATGAGCATTCAGATCACCAAGAGCATCCTGAACCGCCTCATCGACGGCAAATGCCTTACCCCCATTGAGGACGATCCTGATATTTGGACTAAGGTCGAGTTTGGTGAGAACGATCCTATCCAGCACTTCCAGTGCAAGCGAATGAGCAGTCTGTTTAAGGATGTCGCCGAGGACGGTACGGTCACTTACTCGGATGTCAACCGTGTTCAGCTCATCAACAAAGAAAGCCCTGATATTCCGTTCAGAAACGGCTTCGGTACTCGCCTTATCGACAAGATGTATCCCATTACGCTTCCGTACTTCCCGACGGACAAGAAGTTCAAGATCATCGTCGAAGAGTTTCTGACCGATGAGAAAAATGGCGACTTCGATACCGTCGGCTATCTCCAGCTTATTCTTCCCAATGGCGAGGTCGTTGATCTGAATGGATATTTCAAAGATGGTCCGGACGGCATGGTTCGCATCGAGCAGGCTGAGTACGAAGAGAGAAAAGCTAACCGGATTGACAAGAAGTAACCACTGATATTTGAAAGGAGAAAAATATGATCCCCATTGATACAATAGTCAGCATTAAATCCGGTGACGAGTACGGTGGTAAATACACCGGGAAACTCGGCATCATTAAAAAGTTTACAGATGATCGGGTCGGAGTGGAGTTTGCCGGCCTTAAAAACCACGCAAGCAAATACGGCCTCTTCTGGTTCAAGAAAGAGAATGTGACACCTTCACTCTTTGATGCGCCGAAGCGCAATGATGCAATCATTCCGGCGGCTCTTGCTAAGGCTTTCCTCAACTTCACTTTCGGAGCCCCCAGGGCATCGCTCGGCGTAAAGCAGGTCATTTTCAGTGGTCCTAAAACGATCGTGTTCTGGCTCGACGGAACCAAGACTATCGTTTCTTGTGGCGAGGGTGACCACAATGATCCCTATGCCGGGTTCTGTGCTGCTGTTACGAAGCGAGTCTTTGGCTCCACTTCTCAGGCAAAGAAGGTCTTGGCACGGACGAGGAAGGAGACTTCCAAATGAGCACCATTTATATCGGCGAACGGCAAAGCGGCAAAACAACTATGCTTATCGAAATATCTGAAAAGACCGGTGCTACCATCGTTGTAGCTACCTATCCGATGGCCAACTACATTCAGTTGCTCGCTGCTCAGATGGGTAAGAAAATTCCTGTTCCTATCACGGTGACGAACTATATCCGTCTTCTCGCAAGCGGCGGCCTTGGTAAGAGCGAGAAGTATCTCGTAGACGAGCTTCAGATGATGCTCTCTGCTATGAATGTCGAAGCTGCTACGGTTGACTGCGACTGCATTGAGGTTCTTCGCGGTCAACAGAAAGAAGGTTTGTAATGGCCGGGCTTGAAATGAATGTTGAGTTCCCAACGCGTCTTTGTGAAGTCAAAGGTGAGCTCGGATATTTTCATCTTTGGGAGCAATGGAGTAATGTTGTTGACGCCAGTCTGCTTCGTGGTGGACACCCTGCTGGTCAGATTGGGCAGGTTTATGGCATTGTTGAATTCAAAGATGGTGTTCGCCGTGTTGACCCTGTTTCTATCAAGTTCTGCGATGAGGAGAACGCCGCTCTCTGTGCACTTGTAAAGCAGAATGAGGCGTTAAGGAAAGGAGAAGTAAATGCTGAAGATTGAAAATGTCGAGGTTCTTGGCTGGGAGCACGCCATTCGCGGCATGAGGAACCCTAAGAACTCTTGGGAGAAGAGTGATAGCGGGCGTTGTCATAAAGATTTGGTAAGAGATTGTGTGACTTGCGTTCATCATAATAGCGGTTATGCAGCGTGTGCCGCTGGCGGCTTTGATGTTGGACAAAATGATTTCGACCTCATGACCCGTCTCCGCAATGCCGGCACAGATCATCGCAAGTTCATGCGGATGATCACCGTCTACCTTGACATCACTGCTCCGCTGTACTGGTGGAAAGAGTTCAAGACATATCGCGCCGGCAAAAAGTTCGGTGATGATGAGCCTGATGTCATTGACGGCGGATACTTGGAGTATGACATCGAGATGAATTCCTGCTCTACGATGCACAAAATTACGGATAAGGAATTCACACTGGACGACTTCAGCCATGAGCATCTAATCGACGATGCGTATTCGGCTTTTAGTCTTTATGATAATGCTGGTAAGTACACGGGATTAGATATGAGCCCCAAAGATATTCTCCAACTTGTTTGCAATGTGATGAATTATTATCGCAAGAAATACCTTGAAACCAAGGATAAACAGGATTGGTGGCAGATGATCCAGCTTCTCCCCAGTTCCTACAACCAGAAGCGGACGGTAATGCTGAACTATGAGGTTCTGGCGAACATGTATAAGTCTCGCCACAATCACAAGCTCGATGAATGGCACACTCTTTGCGACTGGATTGAAAGCCTACCATATTCTAAGCTGATTACTGGTGGTGTAGTCGATGAATAAGGAGCAGTATTGGATCAAAAAGCACCCAGTAATGTGGTTTCTGCTTCAGAAAATTAGCGACTTTCTGTGGTTCTTTGCCAAATTCTCTATCTGTATGATTTTGTGGTACATCATCCACGGGTGAACGTCGATTGACACCACTCCGGCTGTTATGATACAATCATAAAAAGAAATCATGCGCAAAAAGTACATCGCCTATTATGGAAGGAGGTTGTTAGGCTATGGCTGAACGCAACGATTCTCACCTTCTGGATGGTGGTGATTCTGTGGGTATGACGGATAACCAGTACAAGGGTATGCTGCTTGACCAGTTAGAAGACTGGCAGGAAATCCTTGACCTGGCAATCGCAGCCGGGAGCACCGAGATTCAGAAAAAGGCTGAGAAGCAAATCGCGAAGATCAACGAAAAGCTGAAATTCTAATCTCTACCCAGAGAGAAGGGCTTGTGGAAACACAGGCTCTTCTCTTTTTATATTTTTCAGGAGTGTGAATACTATGACACCTAATGAGTACCAGAAAGAAGCACTTCGGACCGCATCCGGAATGTCTAAGGAATACCCTCGTATTCTCAACGGCCTGATGGGTCTGAACGGCGAAGCCGGAGAGTGCATTGATATTCTCAAAAAGCATCTTTACCAGGGCCACGCTTTCGATAGCGAACACATGGCAAAAGAACTTGGCGATGTCGCATGGTATCTGGCCATCAGCGCAGAAGCTATCGGCTATGATTTGGAGACGATCTTCCAGATGAACATTGATAAGCTCCGCGCCCGCTATCCCGATGGCTTTGATGCCGACCATAGTCTGCATCGCAGAGCAAATGATATTTGAAAGGAGCTTGTGAAAATGGATGAGAAAAAAATCCACTCAATCATTGATGAAGCAATGGCAGCTCGTGACCGATCTGTGTCCATTTATATTTCGCCTGATGGCGGTGTTTCTGTTTCGGTCTTCCCGTGGCCGGACGAGGAGACACTCCGCAACATGAGAGCCAGCGGTCTGATCTCTCACAATGACTACCGGACACGACTTGGCCTATCGCCTATGAAAGACTAAGGAGGATCGCAATGAACGAAAAAGTTCTGAGACATAAGGAAATCTGCGATGGGCTGAACGAGCTCTACGCACGCAAAAACCACGACTATGGCGACAGCTTCCATGCCACTTTCGTCGAGGAAGGTCTCGCTATGGCCCGTATCCGTCTGGGAGATAAGTTCTCCCGCTTCAAGACCCTGTCTCGCCTTTCCTGCAATGACCGCGACCAGCAGCAAGTTACGGATGAGTCCATTCGTGATACACTGCTCGATCTCGCAAACTATGCCATCATGACTGTGTTGGAGATGGATGCACCAGATGAGAGTCATGCGACTATGTACGCTTATGACAAGCCGTTCTATACTGTTGGGGAGGATAAGTAAGATGAAAGCTAAGAGAGCGCTTTGTATGCTTGCAGCGATCCTTCTCGTTGTCGCCATGATGCTGATGTTCCTGACGGGTTGTAACAGACAAGTCATCGACACGACATTCAGCTATGACAATGCTATCCTGGCGCTTCCCGATGGTTCAGTCATCAGCGGGAAAATTGAAAGCTGGAAAGACTATGATGACGGCGATCAGATTCAGGTAAAAATTGACGGAACTACATATCTGGTTCATTCCGTCAACATCGTACTGATAAAGGAGTAATGATTATGTGGAAGCGCGAACTGATCCGCAACAAGATCTATGCGGTATTGATGGTACTGGCATCTTTGCCGGTTGTTATTTTGGAGAGGGATGGTACGGTCCTTCTCCTTTCTCTTTTCTTCGGAGTTCCGATGTTCTTCGCAAAAGAAAACTGGATCATGGGAGGACCCGTTCATGAAAGTAAAGAAAGCCGGAAAAAGAGTGTTCGGAGCCGTAATGTCCGTTGCCGAGAAAAAGGCTATGGACATGGAGATACAGCGACAGCTCGCAGAGTACGATCGAAAGCATATCCGAGAGATCGACGCTCTGGTTCTGTGGGAGCTGCGTGAACAGCTCGGCTTCGGCAACAAGAGGCTTAAAAAATTCTATGACAACTTCTCCCGCGGCATCGAGGCTTTGATCCGTCGTTATGAGATGGAGCAGGGCGACGATGTCTGGCTCTGTACCTACAAGCTGAAAGAGATCGGCTGTGATCTTGAAAAGTGGGAGAAAGAAAGAGGTGACCAATGAGCGACCGAAAAAACTCGGAGGGCTACTCAGATCCGACAGCCTACCAGGCCATGATGAACCTTGAAATCGAGGAGCTTCGCTTTAAGAAGTTGCTCAGGTCTATCAAGGATGTGTGTGACTTGGCTGACTTCGAGATCGAAGGTCGTGTCGTTCTAATCGATAAACGGTCCGGACGAGTATGGAGGTAGCCTCTCCAAACCGCGTGAATTTGCCCCGGTTCTGTCTAATCTAAGATAGAATTCGGGGCTCTTTCATGCGCAAAAATCGTGGCCACTTTTATTTTGAAAAACGGGCTTCTGCCCACTTTCTTTCAGAAACTTGATATATTTGGGCGAGTTGAGAGACTTGTAGAGACGGTTCTGGCCAAAAAAAGTGGGTTTTTGCCCGGTTTTATTTGAAAAGTGGGCGGGCTGAAACCGTTGGTACACAAGGCTTTGCGGGCTTTCTGCCCACTTTCCCACTTTTTTCTTTAATTAGTGTGAAGAAAAAATGTAAAAAATATATATAAGTGGCGAGAAAAAGTGCGTTTTTGGCCAAAGCCTGATTTTCCTCAAAAACTCTGACTTTCTTTTCGTGTGCGAGTGTGATATACTAAGTTTGCGACACAATTAAATCTTCTTATCCGCTTCACTATGGGAGAATTACTTGGCAACAAGTGTTTCTCTCTTAACTCGTTATACCCATAGTGGTGGTAAGAGGATTGTGTCGCAGCAATGAGAGATGCGCTTTTGCAGGGTGCGTCTCTTCGTTGGGGCGCACCTTTTTTATTTGCACTCTTACGAGGGGAGGACGGAGCGTGGCACGGCCTTACACTGAACAGCAAGTTCTCAAAAAACTGGATATTCCTGATTTCAGACATTTGACAAAAGAAAAAGTCATTGCTTTTGCGACGATGGTTCCGAAGATGAACCCCGAAGTTGCAAAGAAAGCTCTTGAGCAATTTCCGAACTTCGCTTCGACTTCACTTGATTTTTTGAAAGAGTACCGCAGCGTCATCCAGGAAGCGATGGAAGACGATCGAGAGAGTATGCGCAGTTGTTACGATATGTATAACCGCGTGATGGATTCTCTTGAAAAAATGCTGGATAACGACGACCTGACATTTGAGCAGAAGACTTATATTCTCGATCAGATGCAGGAAGTTGCCGCAGCGGTAGCGGATAAGGACTCTGAAAAATCGAGGAACCGTTTGAAGCTCATCGGGATTATCGGCGGCGTAGCAGCTGCCATTGTCGCAGCTTTGGCTTCGAGTCTTGGAGGTAACATCGCGCTGAAAGAAAGCAACGACATTGATGATGACAACATAACGGATTTATGAGAAAGGATGGACAGCATGAGTAAAGGTAACGGAAAGCGTAGCACTGGTGGATTGATTCTCGATGTGATACTTACTTTCTGCACAGGAGGTCTGTGGCTGATTTGGATACTCATTCGGTATCTGCGAAATAATAGCTGACCCCTCTGGATATTTGACCGAGATGCTTGAAAAGGTGTCTCGGCTTTTTTATGCCCTTTTTGGCTTCCGCAGAAAAAACAGGGTCTTTTATGGAGAAGAGAGAGATGTGTTACACATTTCCCTCTCTCCATTTTATTTTTTGTCGAAAGGAGGTCATTTCGTGGCCAGAAGTTCCAGACTTGAGAGCGGATTTCAAGATCGTTTAATCGAGTCGTTGAAAGCGTTGTTCCCTGGATGCATGGTTTTCAAGATGGACCAAATTCAGGGGCTCCCCGATCTGTTGATCCTTTATGGCGAGAAGTGGGCCTCCCTCGAATGCAAGAGGTCTGCGACAGCTAAGAAGCGCCCAAATCAGGACTACTATGTCGAGAAGATGAACGATATGTCATTCTCTCGCTTTGTGTGTCCGGAAAATAAAGAGGAGGTATTGAATGAACTTCAACAGGCATTCCAACCTTGAAGGTCAGCACGCCTTCCTTGGTGCAAGTAAGTATCACTGGATCAATTACACCGATGATAAAATCGCGGACTCCTATGTGAGATTTCTGGCAACACAGAAAGGAACTGTTCTTCACGCATTCGCCGCTCAGTGTATTCTTTTGGGGCAGAAACTTCCCAAGTCTCAGAAGACTCTGAACATGTATGTGAATGACGCTATCGGTTATAAGATGACGCCGGAACAGATCCTCTACTATTCCCCTAACTGTTTCGGAACGACCGATGCGATTTGTTTCCGAAATAATTTTCTTCGCATCCATGATTTGAAGACCGGAGAAATTGATGCTCACATTGAACAGTTGGAGGTCTATGCCGCTCTGTTCTGTTTGGAGTATCATATTCGTCCAGCCGACATTGAAATGGAACTGCGTATCTACCAGCACGACCAAATTCTGTACCATAAGCCGACTGTTGAGGATATTCTGCCAATCATGGACAGGATCATCACAGCCGATAAGGTAATCAACAAAATTAGAGAAGAGGAGGGTTAAGCTATGGACCTCGTAGAGGAAGATATTCTGATGCACTATGGCGTCAAACGGCGCTCTGGGCGCTATCCGTGGGGTTCCGGTGATAACCCTTACCAACATGGCGGCGACTTTCTTGCTCGCGTTGAAGAGCTTCAGCGGCTCGGCAAAACTGAAAAACAGATTGCTGATGAACTTCATCTTTCGACGACTGACTTGCGGATGCAGGTTCGCGTCGCAAAGCATGAACGCCGTGCTCTTCAGGCAGACCGTGCCCGTTCTTTGCGGGAAGACGGTAAGACGCTGGATGAGATCGCCTCAATCCTCGGTTATGCGAATGACTCTTCTGTTCGCGCACTGCTGAATGAGAATACGGCAGCCAATAAGAATAAGGCGCAAGCCACGGCAGAGATTCTGAAGAAAGAACTTGCGGAAAAAGGAGCCATTGATGTAGGCACCGGCGTTGAGCGGCAGCTTGGCGTTTCTACCGGTGTTCTTCAAGAGGCTCTTTTCATTTTGGAAACCGAGGGCTATAACCGCTATGGCGTCGGCGTTCCCCAGGTAAACGACCCGAAGAAACGCACTATCACTCCCGTTATTTCCGTTCCTGAGATCGACCAGAGAGAGGTTTATCAGAACCTTGATTTGGTGAAGTCTGTTGGTGACTACCATTCTACTGATGGCGGCGAGTCTTGGGATAAGCGTGAGTATCCGGCGAGCATTGATTCCAGCCGTGTGAAGATCCTTTATGGCGATGAGGGTGGCGCACTGAAAGACGGTGTTATTGAGATCCGTCGCGGCGTTGCTGACCTTGATTTGGGAGATTCTCACTATGCTCAGGTTCGTATCCTTGTGGATGGTACTCATTACCTCAAAGGAATGGCGATGTATTCTGACGATATGCCCGATGGCGCAGATATTGTCTTTAACACCAACAAGCATACCGGAACACCTAAGATGGATGTTCTGAAGAAAATTCAGGATGATCCCGACAACCCTTTCGGGGCCTTGATTAAGGCTAATGGACAGAGTCACTACATTGATGCCGACGGCAATGAGAAGCTTTCTGCGATCAACAAGCTGAAAGAAGAGGGCGACTGGGACAAGATGAGTAAGAATCTTTCTTCCCAGTTCCTTTCCAAGCAGCCCATCCAGCTTATCAAGAAGCAGTTGGATTTGACTTACGCTGATGCCGCTGACGAGTTCTCAGAGATCTGTTCGTTGAACAATCCCACCGTAAAGCGGAAGCTCCTGTTAGACTTTGCAGATGAGTGCGACTCTGCTGCTGTCCATCTGAAAGCGGCTGCTCTTCCTCGTCAGAGCACACAGGTCATACTACCGCTTAATGCGATGAAAGAGACCGAGATCTTTGCCCCGAACTATCGTGATGGCGAAAAGGTCGTGCTAATTCGCTATCCGCATGGTGGCACCTTTGAGATTCCTGAGCTTACGGTCAATAACAAAAATCCGACTGCCGTTTCCGTTCTCGGAAAGAACATTCGGGATGCTGTTGGCATCAACCCTAAGGTTGCAGAGCGTCTTTCTGGTGCTGACTTTGATGGCGACCAGGTCGTTGTCATTCCGACCGGTGGGAGGGTGAAAATCCAATCTACCCCCGCCCTTAAGGATTTGAAAGACTTCGATCCTAAGACTGATTACTCGACTGAGGGCAAGACTGGTGTTCGGCTCCTTGCAAAGGGTGCTGCTACACAGAGACAGATGGGTGAGATTTCAAATCTCATTACTGACATGACTCTGAAAGGCGCTACTGAGCCTGAGATCGCAAGAGCGGTCAAACACAGCATGGTTGTCATTGATGCGGCCAAGCACAAGCTCGACTACCGGCAGTCTGAGAAAGACAATGGTATCGCCGAGCTTAAGAAGAATTATCAAGGCTTTGACGACGAGACTGGTCACCATGGCGGCGCCTCTACCCTCCTATCCCGTAGAAAGCAGGATGTTGAGGTACCGGAGCGTCAGGGCAGCGGTGTCATTGATCCTCTGACAGGAAAAGTCGTTTACAAGGAGTCCGGCAGAACTTATGTGGACCCCCGTACCGGAAAGACGGTAGCGGCAACCACTAAGGTTAAACGCATCCTCGCAGTTGATGATGTTCGTTCAATGTCTTCTGGAACGCTTCAGGAAGAGGCCTATGCCGACTATGCCAACAAGATGAAAGACCTTGCCAACAAGGCCCGTCTTGAATACAAGGCTACACCTACTCTGAAGCGCTCTGCCAGTGCGGCCAAGGCCTTTGAGCCAGAAGTGAACCGCCTTATGGCTGCTCTCAAGGTCGCACAGTTGAATGCTCCTCTTGAACGAGAAGCTCAACGAATTGCAAATGCTCGTGTAAAAGCAAAGGTTCAGGCAAACAACATTACTGACAAAGATGAGATTTCCAAGATCCGTCGTGCTGCTATCAGTGATGCCAGAAATTCTACTGGTGCAAGCGGAAAGCGAACTCGCATTACAATCAGCGATGGCGAATGGACTGCGATTCAGTCTGGTGCAATTTCAGACACAACCTTGAGCGAGATCTTGCGTTATGCCGAACCGAAAACCGTCAGAGAACGAGCAACGCCGAGAAGAACAACGCAGTTGTCCGATGCTCGCATTAGCAGAATCAAAGCAATGGCGAATTCTGGCCACACAAATGCTGAAATCGCTGAAGCTTTGGGAATTTCGACTTCTGCTGTTTCCAAGTATCTGAATTCATGAAAGGAAGTGAGAGAAAATGGCTCAATCATGCGCGCTAACTACGACAGATAATCCGTATGATCCCTTTACCCAGTACGATGCTTGGTATCGCTTTGATGAAGGCAAAGGCTATCACTCTTGCGCCTACCTGGCCCGTATAGCCAGGACTTCCGATCAGCTTTCAGATGCTGAAAACGAACAGGAACTTGAGCGTGCCATTGACGACATCATCAAATACGATCCCCTTGGGATCTACAAAAAAGTAAAAGCAGATACAAAGGATTCGCCTCCCGTGAGTGCATAAAGGCTTTGGCAGCCTCTTTCGCTCAAATTGGGAGGTTTTATCTTTGGCTCTGCTTTTGCAACACGATAAGTTTTAACTCCAAGTCACCTTTTGCTTAGTGAGAATACCTTGCTTTCCAAAAGGTATAGGGGGGGGGGCGCAAAAACAGCACCCCCTCTGCATCGCGGCGGTCTTTGAAAATTCTCCGGGGGATATTTTCAGGTAATGTTTTAGGGGGCTATCTGGTCGGCAGCCGTCGCAGAAAACTCTTTGTCCAGTGCCCTATGGATGGCGAGTTATATTTCCTCCTTTTCATACTTTCGCTCCTTTCAAATGATAGACGAACAGTACCTTATAGGCCTCTAAAACATTACCCGAAATACCCCATTTCTGCAAGAATAGCATCTATAAGTTTTTAACAACTATTTAGAAAGAGGTGACAAGATGGCACATACTCATCCTGTTGTTGACAGCGATTCTCGTTTTGTCATCAATTCCACTACAAGAGTAATCTCTACTACCTCAGATAAGCTTGAACTTATCCAAGGAGATCATCAGTCAGAGCGAATTACCTTCGAAATTCCCAAAATTGTTGAAGGCCATGACATGAGTCTCTGCGATCGAATCGAAATTCACTACATTAACATCGACCGCAGAACAAGCGCAACTAGTAGGGATGTTTACATTGCAGATGATGCGGCCGTCGATGGTGATAAGCTCATCTTTAGTTGGCTCATCTCTGGAAATGCAACCAAATACTATGGTCGACTGAATTTCATTATTCTTTTTGAGTGTCTTGATCCTGATGGCAACTATACTTACAAGTGGAACACCGAAATTTGTAAGTTACTCACCATTGGCGAGGGTATTAGTAATACCTCCGCTGTGATTGAAGACCATTCGGATATTCTGGAGAAGTTTAGTAAGGAGATTTTAGAAGAAGCTTGTGAGAAGAGCGTTCAACCAGACTGGAACCAGAACGATGAAACTTCTCCGGACTATGTGAAGAATAGGCCGTTCTATACGTCCACAGAGGAAACTGTGCTTCTTGAAGAAAGCACCGTATCGTTTACCAACCCAAGTGCGGGCTTTTATTATGCGGTAATACCAACAACTATTGAACTCACATCCGGAGAGACATACAAAGTATATTGGGACGGTACGACATATGAATGTGTTTGTGAATCTATTATGGGGTACGCCGTAATAGGAAACCCGTCTATTATTGGTGTTGGTGCAGATACCGGCGTTCCATTTGTAATAACCCCGCTTGCTGATGACAATGGTACAGAGATTTATACAAAAGACGCTTCTGCCTCTCACACAATTTCTATTAGTGTATTTGCTGGAGAATTAGTAAAGATTGATACCAAGTATTTGCCGATTTCTACTGATGATTCCTATGGTGTTATCAAAAGGTCTGATATTGTTTCCGCGTATAACTTACCCGCAAACGCTCCACACGACCAGATGGTAGATGCAGTCACAGCATTTGAAACTGGAAACGCCAGCATCGTGTGGGACGGAGTTAAGGTAATCTCGGCTGATTATAACTCGTCCACTGACAAGATTTTTGTTCAATTTGCAGGAGAGCCATTGAGCTTTAAAATATTTGAAAACTTAGACGGTTTTTATATCCGAACAATTGCGTCAAGCATCGCATACGCAGAGCTGCAAGGGGAGCAAGCACGAATCTTTAATAGCGAAGGAACCTATACCGTATTGTCTACCGAAGGGGTGCAAAGTAACTCAACCTTAAGAACAAGTGCCAACAATTTTTCTATTAAAGGTGAAATTAGAGGATATTCACTTGTTTTGCGTTCCTCAACAAAAAACAGCACAAAGAGATTCCGAATCACCGTAGACGATAGCGGAACTATCTCCGCAACGGAGGTAACGTAAATGGAATACATCATACCTGCGGCATCTGCCATCGTGGTGGCTGTTAAAACTTTTTAATCACGCAAAAATTATATTGCAAAATATCGAAAGGTTGTGTATAATGTGCGCAAGAGATTATACAAAAACCTGTAAAAAAGCGAAAAACCACAACGAAGTACACTAAAGTTTCTTGGTTTAATATCGAGAAGGACGATACGGAAGCTAAGTTGGTTGTAGGCGTTGGAGTGAGATCCGACAACAATAGTGGCGCGGTTACTTTTTCTATTACTACGTAAGTAAAATCAAAATAGAAAAAAAGGGGGCGATTCGCGATGGCTCTATCTAAAAGAACCTACGTGACTGGATCTACGATTACGGCTGAAAATTTGAATGCTATTCAGGATATCGCCAAGGCAGTTGCTGATTATCTGGTTGCACACCCGATTAAGGCGATTGCCGGATAAAGGAGGATTACAGATGTCGCTTACAAAGAGAAATTATGTGAGTGGAGAAACAGTTATAACCGCGAAAAACTTAAATGAGATACAAGATTCAATTGTTGCCTTGGAAGGAAAGGATTTAACAAAAGAAGAAGTTGTTGATGCATTGGAATACACGCCTGCAAAAGCTAGCGATATTCCAACTACTGATATTTCTGCCAATACGGCGGCTAGACATTCCCATGGCAATAAGAATGTTTTAGATAACATAACTGAAATCACAAGTATTTCAGGCGGAGCGGTTACTGGTGGTGTTAATGCACTTGTTACCAAAAAGGTATTAGCTGCTACTAGTCAACTGGTTATGGACAAGATACCATCAAAGTTGAAGAACCCATATGCACTTACTTTTACCGGTGCAGCCTCTGGAACGTATGATGGTTCAAGGGCAATTACGATAAATATTCCTTATGGTGGTACTTTGACTGGTAACTTGACTGGTAAATACATAACTAGTTCCTGGCTTAAAACCACTGATGCATCCGAGCTTTCGGCAACTTCAGAGAAGATTGCTGTTTTAGATTCTACAGGATGGATTTATTATAGGACCTTGGAGCATTTGAAGAGCGACCTTGGCGCGAATTATTTTATAAATGTTAAGGATTATGGAGCAAAAGGTGATGGTGCAACTGACGATACGATATCTGTGCAAAACGCACTTAATGCGGCTCAAGGCAAAACACTTATTATTGATGGAGTTTGCAAAATTACTGCACCTTTAGTTGTTAAAGATAATACCGAAATTATCGGTATAGGTAGCCGTGCAAGCGGATTTGATAGCCATGTTGCAGGAACACTTTTCGCAAGCGAAAACGCCAACGGTATTTATAAGTGCTTGTTTGAAAATTTAAGAATCCGCAATCGGAATCTGTCTCCAACAGACACTGACGGACAATATGTAGGTCAAGTGTTCAGCTCTCTTTACGAAAGCAGAGTGACTGAGTGCTATATTGAGCATTTTGCACAGATTTGCAGCAGAATGGCTCGTATCTCGTCAATCGACCACTGTGAGATGTACTATGTCAACAAGTCGCTCGTCAACGACGTAATTGACTCGATGATTGAGTCAAACTACATAAACGCAAGAAATACTGCGGCAGGCCGAACAATAATGGTCCATGGATTGTTTAGCAACTCGATGTTCGCAAATAATTTCTGCGACTACTGGGGAACAGCGTTTAGACTCGAATCCGGTAGCAAACCGAGTAATGTTATTGGCAACACATTCGACAACTGTGTATCGGTTTTCCGTGACTATGTAGCAGGATTAAGCATTGTAGGCAACAATTATACCAACATCAAGTATGTGTCTGCTAATTGGCAAGCTGGCGGTCAGCCGTCTGCGACAATTCAGGGTACTAAGTGGAGTGTATTCAAGTTTGATGGCGCAACAACTTCTCACACAGGCGCATCCACACAGTGCTGTTTGAGTGATACAACATTTAACTCAAACACTTTCGGCAATTGCTCATATTATATAGATGTCGAAAATGGTGTTTCTGTTTATCCTGTTCAGCGATGCAAATTCTCTGACAATGCGTGGGAAGGTTTACTTGTCGATGCCGCTTTCACTAATCCTCAAAGCGCATATAACAACGGCGGTATGCGGACAGTCTATTTTGACTTCTGGGAAGGACAAAACGTAGATGTACTTCCGTCCGCAAACCTTGTTAGCAACTCGGCAAAATCGGTTTTCGCCTATGATGGACTGAATTTGTGGTATAAAAAGAGAGAAATCCGCAACTTCAACGGAGCGTGGAGATTCGCTGACGGCTCGATTTTGTCAAATGAAATTTGGGATTTGGCAGACAGAACTTATTTATCCAGAAATGTTGCGGCAAACACATCGAGAACATATTCAACTGAACATTGGTACAAAATTGGTTATAATGGCTCAGAGTACACTGACACTGGCTATGCGGGCAATCCTATAGTTTCCAACATCACCAAAAATGGATTTACAATTCAGACCAAGAATACGCTGACGGGATTAGGCTTTTATCTGCCATACGGAGCATTTACATTCTCAGCAACACTGCCGACAGGCATAGAGGCGTATTTGCTTGTTGTTCCTGCAAGCGGTACACTCGAAAGTCGCAATCGAGTTGAAAGCGGTGCTACGCTTAATTGCAACGATTTGTCTAAGAGCTATGTGTTGTTGTTCTGTAGCCGCACCACAATTGGCACTTATTCGGTGAGCAACATCAGCATTACGGATAATTCGTATGCAGAGGTCTCGACTGCTCCGTATTATCTGAAGGAAGAAAGTCAAACAAAGAGAATCGAAGACATCGCAGGCTACTACACAAGCGACACTGTAGAGGGCGCACTTGCGGAAATCGGCGGCACACTTAACGAACTTAAGGCAGCAATCAACAAAATAAGAGGGGTTATCTGATGAACATATCAAGCGCATTGTCCGCACTTGCTAACGATGTAACTGCGGCAATGGCAAAGATAATATCAGAAGGCAGTGGCGTGATGTACAAGTGTACCATTCCTTGAGCGCGCTGGTGGGAATCTATGTGGAGGTGGTTGAAAACGGCTCTTGAAAAAATGGTGTACGAGGATAACGTAACGGTCATCAATGCCGCCCAGAATGTAATGAAAAGAAAACACGATCGCTTGTTAAAGGTGTTCGCTGGCATGCACTAATTCTATAGCAATTCAAAATGGAAAGGAGGCATTACTGATGAAGAAAGCAAAACCAACAAAGGCCGAACCTCGTAAGATTCGTCCGGCATTAACCCCCGAAGCTCGAGAGAATCAGCTTATCGCTTTGGCTGTTGATCTTGTCGAACAACGGCTTCTAGACGGTACTGCCTCTTCTCAGGAAACCACACATTTTCTCAAGCTCGGCTCCATGAAGAACAAACTTGAGATGGAAAAATTGAAGGAAGAGAATCGATTTCTTAAGGCTAAGACCGAAGCGGTGCAATCTAGCAAGAGAGTGGAAGAACTATATTACGAAGCTATCAAAGCAATGCGTCGCTATAGTGGTCAAGGAGGAGCCCCCGATGAGGATGAATACTAAGACATATTCTGAACTCATTGCGATCTCGTCTTTCGAAGAGCGGTTTGAATACTTGCGACTTAAAGGGTCTGTTGGTAAAGACACTTTCGGCTACGATCGATATTTGAATCAGATTTTATACAATTCTCCTGAATGGAAGAAACTGCGAAATCAGATCATCATCCGTGACAATGGTTGTGACTTGGCATGTGAAGGCTATGATATTCATAGTCATATCCTGATTCATCATCTTAACCCTATTACGGTTAATGATGTAGTCGCTCGTAGTCGAAATGTCTTTGATCCTGACAATCTTGTCTGTGTGACTCATAACACGCATAATGCCATTCACTATGGTGATGCCAGTTTGCTAGTTACCGGGCCGATTGTTCGAACAAAAAATGATACGTGCCCATGGAGGCATTAAAGGAGGAAATTATGGCCAAGCATAACTATACCAATTACTCCAAGCAGAGCAAGAAGCCCGAGGAGACTTCGATGCCTGCCGAACCTGTCGTTTCGATGAGCAAGCGAGCCTCTGTGCTCGAACCCGAAGAGACTCCTGCTGCAAATGCTGTTGCCAAGCCTGAACCCATTACTGGTGTTGTCGATAACTGTATTCGACTGAACGTTCGTGAAAAGCCGAGTATTGATGCTGAGATCCTAACTGCTCTTGAGGCCGGCTCTGAAGTTCGTCTTATGAAGGATGAGATGGAGAATGGGTTTTACAAAGTTTGCACGGCAAGCGGTCTCGAGGGCTATTGCATGTGCGAGTACATTGTGATCAAGTAACATAAGGAGGAGTCAAAATGGATTCTAGTATCCTTACCTCCATCAAGAAGCTTCTTGGGATCGCAGAAGAAGATAAAACCTTCGATCAGGATATTATTATCCACATCAATTCCGTTTTGGCCATTCTTTGTCAGCTTGGCATTGGACCTAATACCGGATTCATGATCGAAGACAACAGCGCCATTTGGAGCGATTTCCTCGGCGAATCTGCAAATCTAACTTTGGTTCAAAGCTATGTATATATGAAGGTTCGACTGATGTTTGACCCTCCAACAACTGGCACCGTCGCAGACGCGATTAACAAGAATATTAGCGAACTGGAATGGCGAATTAATGTTGCTGTCGATCCAAAAAGTTAATATCTTGAAAATAGCCTATGAAAGAAGGTGACGTAATGGGAACTTATAACGACGAACTTTGTCATTATGGCATCCTAGGCATGAAATGGGGTGTTCGACGCTATCAGAATAAGGACGGCACTTTGACTAAGGCCGGTAAAAAGAGAGCGGCAAGAATGAAAGACGAGTACACTCAGCTTACTGGAAAGCAGCTGAGACGTAATCCAAGTAAGACTAAAGATCTTGAAGAAAAACCAAAGGAGAATACTTGGCGCAACATTAGCGACGACGAACTTCGAGCCAAAGTGAATCGTCTTCAGCTCGAGAAAAACTATCTTGATCTCAGTAGGCAGATTTCGTCTATGACACCGAAAAAAGTTTCATTTGGTAAGAAGGTTATTGACCATCTTGGAAGTAAAGTTATTCTTCCAGCCGCGACTGATGCTGGTAAAAATCTTCTTACTCAATATCTCAATAAAGCTGGAAAAGAAGCTCTTGGTCTTGGCGACCAGGATAGCATAGAGGCTTTGAGAAAGCAGGTTACAAAGATGAATTTGCAGAAGCAGAAGATCGAGCTTAGTAAGTATTTCGCAGAAGAGAAAAAGAAGAAAAACGAAGGGTAAGGTTCGATAGCATATGGCATTATCAAACACGGCCACGCCAATTTACTACGGCCAGTTTCGTGATGCCGTAATGCGTGGTGAAATTCCAGTAAACAAAGAGATCTCCATGGAGATGAATCGTATTGATGACCTTATTGCTAATCCAGGAATCTGGTATGATGATGAGGCTATCAATGGCTTTATTGATTTTTGTGAGAGCGAATTAACCCTTACAAATGGTGAAGACCTGCATCTCTTGGACTCTTTTAAGTTATGGGCCGAGCAGATATTTGGTTGGTATTATTTCGTTGAACGAAGCGTTTACATTCCATCTTCTGATGGACGCGGAGGGCACTATGAGCGAAAGCAGATTAAGAAAAGGCTTGTTAATAAGCAGTATCTGATTGTTGCTAGAGGAGCCGCTAAATCAATGTACGCTTCTTGCATTCAGAATTACTTTTTGAATGTCGACACATCAACAACTCACCAAATTACAACTGCTCCGACCATGGCTCAGGCTGAAGAAGTCATGTCACCTATTCGTACCGCTATTACACGGGCAAGAGGTCCGCTGTATCGATTCTTAACTGAGGGTTCTTTGCAGAATACCACAGGTTCAAAAGCTAATCGGTGCCAGCTGGCTTCCACGAAGAAGGGTATTCAGAATTTCTTGACCGGGTCCTTACTTGAGGTAAGGCCCATGTCAATAGACAAACTTCAAGGCTTGCGAGTTAAAGTTGCCACTATTGACGAATGGCTTTCTGGTGACGTTAGGGAAGACCCGATTGGTGCACTTGAACAGGGCGCTGCAAAGGAGCAAGGATCTGCCGAGAACAATGACTATCTCATTGTAGCCATCAGCTCCGAGGGCACTGTTCGTAATGGTAGTGGTGATACAATCAAAATGGAGTTGTCCGACATTCTTAAAGGCGAATACTACAATCCTCACGTATCTATCTGGTGGTATAAGCTAGATGATCTGGATGAAGTATCAGATCCTGAAATGTGGCTTAAAGCCAATCCAAATCTTGGCAAGACAGTTACCTATGAGACTTACCAGCTTGATGTTGAGAGAGCCGAGAAGAATCCGGCGGCAAGAAATGACATTCTTGCAAAGCGATTTGGCATTCCAATGGAAGGTTATACCTACTTCTTTACTTATGAAGAAACTCTTCCACATCGGAGAAGAGACTTTTGGAGAATGCCTTGTTCACTTGGGGCCGATCTTTCTCAGGGTAATGACTTTTGCGCTTTCACATTCCTATTTCCATTGTCTGGCGATGCTTTTGGTGTCAAGACCCGAAATTATATAACCGAATTAACATTGAAGCAACTTCCTGCTGCTATGAGGGTCAAGTATGATCAATTCATGAAAGAAGGAAGCTTAATTGTTATGCCCGGAACTATTTTGGACATGATGCAAGTCTACGAGGATTTGGATAATTATATCTCACAGTGTGAGTATGATGTTCGATGCTTCGGTTTTGACCCATATAATGCCAGAGAATTTGTGGAACGCTGGGAACGAGAGAATGGCCCCTTTGGAATCGAGAAAGTCATCCAGGGTGCCCGGACTGAATCTGTCCCCCTTGGTGAATTGAAAAAGCTTGCAGAGGAGCGTTTACTTTTGTTTGACGAAGAGCTCATGTCTTTTGCAATGGGTAATTGTATAACGATTGAAGACACAAATGGCAATCGAAAGCTACTAAAGAAGCGCTATGATCAGAAGATTGATGCTGTGGCTGCCATGATGGATGCCTTTATCGCATTCAAACTGAATAGAGAAGCTTTTGAATAAGGAGTTGAGAAAATGGAACTAAAGGACACGATTGCTCTGATGCAGAGCGATGACTATAAGGATCGATTCAAGGCTGAGTATTTTCAGACTAAGATTCGATACGATAAGCTTCATAAGATGCTTATTAAACTGGATGCGGGCACTCTTGACTTCAAGCCTACATGCTCCAAGATTGTCCTTCTCGAGCAGAAGCGGCATATGGGTGAGTATATTCGTAGCCTCCAGCTTCGAGCGGAGATCGAAGGTATTGATCTTGACTAATAAGTATCAAAAGGAGGATCTTCAAAATGGGCTTTGTAGACAGAATCCAGCGTGGCTGGAATGCGTTCAGGAATAGAGATCCTACGCAGGACTTTCGAGATACTGGAATGACATATTATTATCGCCCAGATCGTCCTCGATTTACGAGAGGAAACGAACGTACAATTATGACATCAGTTCTCAATAGGATTGCACTTGATGTATCTGCGATCGATATTGTGCACGTTCGTCTTGATGAGAACGGTCGATTTCTTGAAACGGTCGACTCCGGACTAAATAATTGTTTGTCATTGAGCGCGAACGTGGATCAAACAGGACGCGCACTAAAGCAAGATATTGTTATGTCAATGCTTGACGAAGGCTGCGTTGCAGTTATTCCTATTGATACAACTACTGATCCGAACAAGACCGATTCTTATCAAATCGATACCATGCGGGTTGGCAAGATTATTCAGTGGCGTCCACGGCATATACAGGTCCGGGCTTATAATGAGCTTACCGGAAAGAAGGAAGAAATCTGGCTTCCGAAGAAATCGGTGGCGATTATTGAGAATCCGCTCTATGCTGTGATGAACGAGCCTAACTCTACCATGCAGCGACTAATAAAAAAGTTGGCTCTTTTGGATGTGACAGATGAACAAACGGCATCCGGAAAGTTGGACTTGATTATTCAGTTGCCTTATGTCATTAAGACTGAGGCCAGGCGTCAGCAGGCAGAAACTAGGCGTAAAGACATCGAAATGCAACTTTCTGGTTCTAAATATGGTATCGCATATACTGACGGAACCGAACGGATTACCCAACTGAATCGCTCGCTTGAGAACAATCTGATGAAGCAGGTTGAGTACCTGACGAATCAGCTTTATAGCCAACTCGGTATCACGCAGACAATTCTTGACGGAACGGCTGATGATAAGACTATGTTGAACTACTATAGTCGTACTATCGAGCCCATTGTTTCGGCAATCGTTGACGAAATGAAGAGAAAGTTTCTAACAAAAACCGCTCGTACTCAGCGGCAGTCTATTCAGTTCTTTAGAGACCCGTTCAAGCTTGTTCCGGTAAATGATATTGCGGAAATTGCGGATAAGTTCACTCGCAATGAGATTATGACATCTAATGAAATTCGTCAGATTGTTGGAATGAAGCCATCTGAAGATCCGAAGGCAGATGAACTTAGAAACAGCAATATCTCGCAATCAAAAGACGATCTTTTAAACCAGTCTTATAAGGCTGGTGATAAATATTATGAGGAAGGAGAAAGTCAAAATGTTTAATACCAAGTATTCTGATTGCGATTTTTCTGGATGGGCGACTCGCAACGACCTCGTTTGTGGTGATGGTCGGATCATCAAGAAGGACGCATTCAAGGATAATGATGGGAAAAAAGTGTCTCTTGTGTTTAACCATAATCATGATGACCCGAATGCGGTTCTTGGGCATGCATTTCTTGAGAATCGTGACGAGGGAGTCTATGCTTATGGGTATTTTAACGACACCGAATCTGGCAAGACCGCAAAGGCGCTCGTTAATAATGGTGATGTGAGCTCTCTGTCCATCTGGGCAAATAAGCTTCGTCAGCGCGATGCATCTAATGGTCGCAAGGAGGTTCTCCATGGCGATATTAAGGAACTTAGTCTGGTCCTCGCCGGTGCGAATCCCGGCGCATATATCGATTTTGTTATGGCCCACGGCGACGATGATCTCGATGGTGAAATTGAGGAACTGTACGCTGGTTATAACGAAAACATCGTGATCCACGCGTCTATGAAGGCCATTGAGAATAATGATAGTGAGGATCCCAAGACGGAAGAGAAGAAGGATCAGTCTAAAATGGAAGAAAAGAAGGATCAGTCCAAGAGTGAAAAGACTATTGGTGATGTTCTGGAAACCCTTAATGAGGAACAGCAGATGGCTGTTTATGCTCTGATCGGCGAAATCGCTGGCGATAATAATGATGAAAAAGAGGAGGATAAAACTATGAAGCATAACGTGTTCGATACCGAAGATACTCAGAAGAATAATGTTCTGACTCACTCCGCTATGAATGAGATCCTGGAGCTGTCCAAGCAGTCCAGCATCGGCAGTTTCAGACAGGCTCGTAAGGTCTATGAGGAGCAGAACGAGCTGCAGCACAACGCTTTCGATGATGAAACTCTTGGTGCTCTGATGCCCGAGTACAAGCTGATCGATCCTGCTGAGCCTAAGATTCTGTATCCTGATGATACCTGGGTGTCCAGCGTCATCAATGGCGTACATAAGTCTCCCTACAGCCGTGTCCGTACCCGCCGTGCCGACGCTCGTAAGGCCGAACTGCAGGCTCTGGGTTACAAGAAGGGCGACTATAAGAAGGAGGCCAGGAAGATCCAGCTGCTGGGTCGTACCCACGATGCTCAGACCGTGTACGTGAAGGATAAGATTGACCGTGATGATATTCTGGATATCACCGATTTCGATCTGGTGGCTTACAACTGGAAGATTCTGCGCCACACTCTGGAGCAGACCCTGGCTCAGGCTATTCTGATCGGTGACGGCCGTGACGATCTGGACCCCGATAAGATCAAGGAGGATCACATTCGTCCCATCTGGCACGACGATGAGCTGTACTGCATCCATCAGGATGTAGATATTGCCGCCGCCAAGCAGAAGCTGCAGGGTACTGAGACCGGTCAGCATTTTGGTGACAACTATGTGTATTCTGAGGCCATTATCGAGGCTGCTCTGTACTCTCGTGAGAAGTACAAGGGTTCTGGTAATCTGACCTTCTATTGCACGCCTCACCTGCTGAATGTTATGCTGCTGGCTCGTGATCTGAATGGCCGTCGGATCTATTCTTCCAAGAATGATCTGGTGGCTGCTCTGAATGTCAAGGATATCAAGACTATTGAGCAGTTTGAGGGTCTGATCCGCACTACTTCTGACAGTAAGAAGAAGAAGATGCTGGGTCTGTTTGTCAACCTGGCCGATTATCAGCTGGGCTGTGTTAAGGGTGGTGAGATCACCAAGTTCGAGGACTTCGATATTGACTTCAACCAGCACAAGCTGCTTCTGGAGACTCGTGTGTCTGGTGCTCTGGTTGAGTGGTACTCCGCTATCGCTCTGGAAGAGGACGTCACCAATGCCGGCTGAGTGCCGACTATAATAATTTAAGGAGGTACATATAATGGATCGTATCTATGATCAGGCTAAGGATCAGAATGTTGCTGCTCTGGTGATCTATGCCAAGGAGACTCCCGATAACAAGGCATATTCCGATTCTGAGTGCAAGGTTCAGATGAAGACCAGCGAACTGAGAGACGCCTTCATTAAGCGCGCTCTCGTTAAGGTTGGCAAGGACTACTTTGCACCCGTTTCCTTTACGGTTTCCAGTAATATCGGCGCCGTGACCTACGCCAAGGCCGGTTCTACCACTGGCACTGCCGCTACCGTTGCACTGGCTGCTGCGGCTGACTAAGTGATTGAGGTGAAAATTCAAAATGGGTAAATGGGCCGGAAAGATTGGCTTTGCTGTTCCTAAGGAAACGACTCCCGGCGTATGGAAAGATGAGATTGTACCACGTACTTACTACGGTGACATGATTCGTAATACTCGACGGCTCCAGTCGTCCGGAAATCTCAATGATAATCTCGTTATTGCAAATGAGCTTTCTATCATTGCTGACCCATACGCCAATGAGAATTTTCACGCAATCCGCTATGCTGAGTTTATGGGAACTAAATGGAAAATAAGTAGTGTTCAAGTTCAGTTCCCTAGACTGATACTGGAACTGGGGGAGGTTTACAATGGCTAGCCGCTTAGATTTACAAACCAAGTTGGAAGAATTACTTGGCTCTAAGAATGTGTACTACCAACCCCCAGCTTCAGTACGCATGCATTATCCTGCGATTGTTTATTCTCGTAGTGGCATCGATAATGATTTTGCCGACAACTCCGTCTATATTCAGTCGCATTTTTATGAGTTGACCGTGATTGATGAGGACCCAGATAGTTGGATCGTCGACGCAGTCTCCAAGTTGCCGACTTGCAGATTCAACCGACATTTCACGTTAGATAATCTTAATCACGATACATTCACTATTTACTATTAAAAAGGGAGGATTCAATATATGGCTAAAATTGTATGGGACAAGACCGGCGAACATTTTTATGAAACCGGTGTAAAGAACTGCGTTCTGTACATCCCCACCGAAGGTGTGTACTCCAAGGGCGTAGCCTGGAATGGCATTACTGCCATTACTGAAAGTCCGTCTGGTGCCGAGGCTACCGCTCTGTATGCTGACGACATCAAGTATCTAAACCTGTACTCTGTTGAGGAGTTCGGCGCCACTATTGAGGCTTATACTTATCCGGATGAGTTCGCTGAGTGCGACGGCTCTGCTGAACTTGTAGCTGGTGTGAAAATTGGCCAGCAGGCTCGTAAGCCCTTTGGTCTGTGCTACCGGACCACTATCGGCAATGACACTGATGGTAATGATCACGGTTACAAGCTGCATATCATCTATGGCGCGATGGCTTCTCCTTCTGAGAAGTCCTACAATACTATCAACGATAGCCCCGAGGCAGTTACTTTCTCCTGGGAGCTGACCACCACTCCTGTGAATGTTGCTGGCGCTAAGCCGACTGCATCCATTACTATCGACTCCACAAAGGTTGATGAGCAGAAGCTGGCCGCTCTGGAGGAGGTTCTGTATGGTAAGGATGGTACTGGTAGTGAACATACCGGTGCTGCTGAACCTCGTCTTCCTCTGCCCGATGAGATCAAGACTATTATGACCGCTGCTGGCTAAAAAGCCAATCCTTTGGGGCCGTATTCAGGTAAGCTGGCGGCCCTACTTTTTTAACTTTGAAAGGAGAATTTTACAATGCTTAAGAAGACTATCACTTACACCGATTATAATCAGGTCGAGCGTACCGAGGACTTTTACTTCAACCTGACAAAGGCTGAGGTTATGGAGATGGAGATGAGCACTTCTGGTGGTATGGCTGAGATGATTCAGCGTATTATTGCTGCTCAGGACAGCCCTGCAATTATCAAGATCTTCAAAGAGCTGGTCTTGAAGGCTTATGGCGAGAAGAGCCCCGACGGTAAACGCTTTATCAAGAGCGATGAAATTTCGACGGCATTTGCCCAGACCGAAGCCTACTCCAATCTGTTTATGGAGCTGGCTACTGATGCTGATGCGGCGGCTAAGTTTGTTAATGGGATTATCCCGGCTGACGTTGCTCAGCAGGCCGCTTCTCAGACGGCTATGCCTTCTGCGAATAAGTAATAAAATAGGAGGTGCTGAGGATGCTCCAGTTAACAGTACCTGCAACGGAACAATGGGATGAACAAAAACAAGAGTTTATTCAAACCAGAGAGCAGACACTACAATTGGAGCATTCTCTTGTCTCTCTTTCGAAATGGGAATCAAAATGGAATAAACCGTTTTTGACAAAAAATGCAAAGACATATGAAGAAACATTAGACTACATAAAATGTATGACTATTACACGAAATGTAGACCCAAATGTTTACACATGTCTTACAAATAGGCACATTGAAGCTGTAAATGAATATATACAAGCTCCGATGACAGCAACAACTTTTACAGAAAGCCAAAACAAAAAATATAGTCGGGAAATTGTTACATCTGAGTTAATTTATTATTGGATGATAGCACTTAATATTCCCGTTGAAGAATGCCAGAAGTGGCATCTAAATCGACTTCTGACACTTATTAAAGTTTGTGATATTAAGAACCAGCCGCCTAAAAAGATGAGCAAGAGCGCAATTATGAATCGTAATGCGGCTCTAAATGCCGCTCGTCGAAAGCGCCTTGGTTCAAATGGATAATAAGGAGTGATTATATATGGCTAAGAAAGTATATTTGTCCCCGTCCGATCAGACGAAGAATTATTACGCCTACGGGGATACAACCGAGGCTATTCAGTGCGGCAAGATTGCCGAGGCATGTCGTAAGGCGCTTACGAGATGCGGTGTTGAGGTTATGGTTGGTCAGTATGATACCATGACTAATCGTTGCAGAGCTTCCGATGCCTTTGGGGCTGATCTGCATGTTCCGATTCATACCAACGCTTACAATGGTAAGGTCGGTGGAACCCGTGTGTTCTGCTACAACAAGACTGGTGAGGGCCATAAGGCTGCTATGGCTGTGTTCAATGCCCTTGCTCCTATTACCCCTGGCACTAGCGAAAGCGTCAGCGTGAATGCTAATCTGTTTGAGGTTCGTGTCCCCGCTGCACCTACGGTTTATGTTGAATGCGATTTCCACGACGTGCCCAAGATTGCCAAATGGATTATCGCAAACACGAATACAATTGGTGAAGCTATTGCAAGAGGTATTTGCAACTATTTTGGCGTCAAGTACAAGACCGAGAGCAAGCCTGCCCCCGCCCCTTCCGAGAAGTCTATTGATGAGATTGCTCGTGAAGTGATCACTGGTAAGTGGGGTAATGGCGCTGATCGTAAGAATCGTCTGACTAAGGCTGGTTATGATTACGATGCTGTCCAGAACCGTGTTAATGAGATGCTTGGTAAGGCATCTAAGCCTTCTAAGAAGTCCGTTGATGAGATTGCTCGTGAAGTGATTGCCGGAAAGTGGGGTAACGGTCAGGATAGAAAGAACCGCTTGACTAAGGCCGGTTATGATTACAATGCCGTTCAAAAGCGCGTAAACGAGATGCTTGGTAAGCTCCCTCAGCCTTCTAAGAAGTCTATTGACGAGATCGCACGCGAGGTAATCCTTGGTGAATGGGGTAATGGTGCTGACCGCAAGAATCGCTTGACCAAGGCTGGTTATGATTATGATGCGGTACAGAATCGCGTCAATGAACTAATGCACAAGTGAGGAATAAGTAATGATTACGTTCAGACAAAAGGGCGACTTTTCAAAGTTAACCAAATTCTTTGAAAGAGCTAAAGAAGTAGTTAAGTTGGGCGAGCTCGACAAGTATGGTCGGGAGGGAGTAGCCGCCCTTTCGTCTGCAACGCCGGTTGATACTGGTAAAACGGCAAGCTCGTGGTACTATAGTATCGATCATCAAAATGGAGCTGCTTCCATAAATTTCTACAACTCAAATGTGAATGATGGAGTTCCCATTGCCATTATATTGCAGTATGGTCATGGAACTAGGAATGGCAGTTGGGTTGAAGGAATAGACTACATAAATCCTGCTATGCGCCCAATCTTTAATAAAATAGCAAATGATGCATGGAAGGAGGTTACTAAGCTATGAGTAGGCAAGTCGATGAAAAAGTTGTATCCATGAAATTTGACAATAAGCAGTTCGAAGCTAATGTCAAAACCAGCATGGGCACAATTGATAAGCTTAAGAGTAGTTTAAACTTCAAAGGAGCTTCAAAGGGTCTTGAAGACCTTGAGAAAGCTTCTAAAAAGGTTTCATTTGACGATATTGCAGCTAGTGTTCAAAGGCTTGAGAATAGATTTTCTGTTTTTGGAATTGCTGGAATGCGTATCGTTGAGCAGTTCACCGATTCTGTTATAGATTCTGTTCGTAGGATTTCAAGAGCGGCAACGAGCTTCATCAGAGAAGGAATTATTCAAGGTGGTAAGCGAAGAGCTATGAACCTTGAGAATGCGCATTTTCAATTGCAGGGTCTGCTCAAGGACGAGGCTGCTGTTGAGGCGGTTATGAAAAACGTCAATGATTCGGTCGACGGAACTGCTTATAGTTTGGACTCCGCTGCAAAGGTTGCTTCTCAGTTTGCTGCGTCTGGAATGAGGGCCGGCGATCAGATGTTCTCTTCGTTGAGGGCAGTTGCTGGCGTCGCTGCAATGACTAACAGCGAATACGACGAGATCGGTAGAATCTTCACTAAGGTTGCTGGTCAGGGTCGTTTGATGGGCGACGACCTCTTGTCGCTTTCTTCTCGAGGTATGAATGCTGCAGCGACTCTTGCTGAGGCTCTTGGCACGTCGGAAAGCGCAGTTCGAGAAATGGTCTCAAAGGGTAAAATTGACTTTAACACTTTTGCGTCTGCCATGGATAATGCCTTTGGTGAGCATGCTAAGAAAGCCAATGAGACCTTGACCGGCGCTTTGTCGAATGTTAAGGCGGCCTTGGCCAGAATTGGTGCTCTTTTTGTATCGCCATTAGTTGAACAGAATGGCGCACTTGTTCAGCTCCTGAATAATGTCCGAGTAAAGATTAATGACATTAAGACGGCAATCGCTCCAGTTGCGGACTATGTCGTTTCCGTGCTAACGAATCTCATAAACAAAGTTTCCGAGTTCGTTAAAAAGCTAGATGTAAAGAAATACTTTTCTGGTCTCGAAAAAGCATTTACATCTTCAAAATGGGATACGTTCATAAAGAAAATTAACGACGCTGGGGTTTCGACTGACAAATTTCAGGAGAAATTGAAAGAGGTTGCTAGTAAGCATGGTGTCTCTATTGATGACCTTATTAAAAAGTATGGAACGCTTGGCGGAGTCATGTCTGCCGGAAAGCTTTCGAAGAGCATCATCGTTGAGACTCTTAAGAAATTTATTAAGGTTGAAGAACACGCATCTGAGGCTACAACCGATATTACGGATAAACTTGAATACTTTAATAAAGTTGTAAAAGAGGTTATTCGTGGTGATTATGGTAATGGCGAGGACCGAGTAAAAGCACTTACAAAAGCTGGTTATAAGTATGCTGAAGTTCAAAAACTTGTTAACTATGTTTGGGAACGAAATGGTAAAACTTGGTCTGATTGTAATTTAACTGCCGCTGAATTATCCAAGACCATAAGTGACTTTTCTGAAGAAGAATTAAAAAGCATAGGATACACCGATGAACAGTCCAAAAAACTTCGGGAGCTGGCAGAAGAGGCGGAAAAAACAGGGACGCCTTTGAACGAGCTTTTGTCTAATCTTGAGAAGCCTACTGGAAAGGAATTAATCATTGATACGATTAAGAATGCCATTCAGGGGCTCGTTTCAATTGTAAAAGCTTTAAAGGATGCGTTTCTTGAGACGTTCGACTTCTCTAAGACTTCTTGTGCTATGCGTAGTTTTCTTGAGGTTGTCAATAAGCTCTCCAAGGGTCTCGTATTCTCAGGAGAGCGAGCTGATAAGCTCAAGAGATCCTTTAAGGGGCTTTTTGCCGTAATCGACATTCTTCGGATGGCTATTGGCAGTGGATTAAACATTGTGTTTAAAATTTTAAAGGCCGTACTTAGTTCGTTCAACATCGAGATTTTGGATGCCACTGCTTCTGTCGGCGATGCAATTGTTAAATTCAGAGATTGGCTTAAAGAGCATAATCTGATAGCCAAGGCTATTGAACTTCTTACCCCAATCATAAAAACGGTTGCTTCGGCCATTAAAGATGCATCCATTGCGGTTTATGATTGGGCTAAGAACAACGAAACGATTCAGAGGGTTCTTAAGAGTATTAGGGACTGGTTTGAAAAGTCATCTGAAAGTATTAAAAGTTGGACTAAAGGTCTAAAAGAAGCAGATAACATTCCTAAATATATATTCTCTGGACTCGTTAATGGGCTTAAGAGTGGAATGTCAAAAGTTATCGAAATCATGGTTGAATTCGGTAGGGGGATTCTTGAGGCTGTTAAGGGCGTTCTTGGTATCCATTCGCCATCTACCGAGTTCTTTGAGATCGGTAAAAATGTTATCGCTGGTTTTGTGCAGGGAATTCAAAATGGAGCTTCTATTGCTTGGAATGCATTAAAGAGTTTCGGAGCAAAGTGCATTGAAGTAGTAAAGGGGATCGACTTTGGTGCCGTTTTGAGTATTGTCTTTGTCGGGAGTACCCTCCTCATTGCAAATAGATTTGCTAAAGTGCTTGATAAGTTTGCCTTTCCTTTTGAGAAACTGGGCAGCATGTTTGGCGCTATTGGCGATGGTATAAAAAGTATGTTCATTGACATTGGAAAATACTTTAAGACCAAAGGACTCGAAAAGATTTCAAAGACGGTTCTTAACTTTGCAATCTCTATTGGGATTCTTTCTGCTGCTATATTTGTTTTGGCGAAACTCGCTAAAGTTGATTCTGATTATATGTGGGAAGCATTCGGCATGATTGCTTCTCTTGCTGCGGTAATTGGTATTTTTGCTGCAGTTGTTAGCAATATCAAACCTGTAGAAGTTCAAAAAGTCGGAGTAGCTTTGCTAGCCGTTTCTTCCGCACTGTTCATTCTCGCCCTTGCACTAAAGAAGCTCGGCGGAATGTCATGGGGGCAACTTGGGGTTGCTGGAGTCGCAATGGTTGGCTTGATGGGAATCATTGCAATTCTTATACGGATAACTAAAAATCGAAGAAACATTAAAGACGTTAAGGACGTGTTTGGGAAAATTGCAAAAGCCATGCTCATGCTCGCTCTGGTTATGAAGATACTAGGTAGCCTGCCCCCAGAGCAACTCGATGTGGCCATGACTGCGCTGACTGGCTTGATGATGACGATTGCAATTCTTATACAGATAACGAAGAACCGTAAGAATATAGACAAGGTCCAAGATGTTTTTATGAAGATCGCTGGAGCCTTTGCTATATTGGCTGTTGCTGTGAGAATGCTCGGACGTATGTCTTGGGCTCAACTTGGAGTAGCCGGAGCGGCAATTGGCGGTTTGACTGTCATTGTTGGCGCCCTTATGTTAATAGTAAAGAAGGCAAAAAAAGACGCGCCCAATATCGGAAGTACCCTGATGGCTATAGCTGGAGCTATGGCGCTGCTAGCCATTACAGTTAGGCTGCTTGGAGGTATAAGTTGGTCTCAACTTGGCGTTGCTGCAGTCGGAATTACGCTATTAACTATTATTACCGGAATATTGATTCTGACTGTTCGAGAATTAGAAAAAGATGCGCCGAAGATCGGAGCTACATTGCTTAGCATTTCTGGAGCTATAGCAATATTGGCAATGGTCGTAAAAATACTCGGTAGTATGAGCTGGAATACATTGGACATAGCGGCAACGGGCATGGTTCTGCTGTCTCTTGTGGTTGGTTTCCTGATTCTTACTATTAGAGAAGTTGGTAGTGACGCTCCAAAAATTGCATCGACGCTGCTGGCAATATCAGGAGCTATTGCTGTTTTGGCGACAATTTCGGTCTTACTTGGCCTTGTCAAGATAGCGCACCTTGCTCAGGGTTTGGGTGTTGTCGTCATACTTGGTCTTATTTTAACGATTTTATTGACTGCCGCAAAGGATTCCGATAAGGCTGTTAAGCCGCTTCTTGCTATGACCGCTGTCATTGGAGCTCTTGCTGGAATCTTTTATTTGTTGACTGCTGTAATTGATTCTGAAAAGCTTCGTACAGCGGCCGAATCGTTGGTATTAGCATTGCTGGCCCTTGGTGTAGCACTTGCGGTAATCGGTAAATTCGGTGGGGGCGCTTCTGGAGCTAGTTTGCTGATAGCGGCGACTGGCCTTTTGGCTATTGCGGCCGCGTTGCTAGTTCTATCCGCAATTCCTAGTGAGAAGATAGGCCAAAGCATTTTGCTTCTGGTTGTAGCATTGGTTGCGTTGTGCGGTGTTGCCGCATTGTTTACAGCTTTCGCTGCCGGTGCCGGACTCATGTCCGCTGTTCTTTTGTCTTTGGCAGCAGTAATCCTTTCAATTGGCGTTGCGGCTATAGCGTTTGCAGGTGCCTTGTATATTGTGGGTTTGGCACTTCCGCTTCTTGCAGATGGGTTTGCAAAACTTATAACAACTCTTGCCGGCTGTTCTAACTATGTCGGGGAATTTTTGAAGACAATGGCCGTTCTTTCTCTAGCATTAGCTATTATAGCCATACCGTTGATAGCAATTAGCGTAGCAATTTTAGCTCTCTCTGTAGCATTCATTGGTATTGCCCTCGCTGCTATGATATTTGCGGGGGCGTTGGCACTTGTTGGAATAACGCTTCCTCTAATTGCTAAAGGATTGGCATCACTTGGCGATGGAATAAACTCTTTCGTAGTAGCAGTTTCAGCTTGTAAGGGGTCCATGGATGACTTTAAGTCTGTTATGTCTGTCTTTGGCGCATCGGTACTTGAAGCCCTTGCCAAGGTTTCCGCTGGGCTTGCATTACTTGGTATTGGAGCTATTGTTGCTGGCATTGGAACGTTGGTTTTGGCTGCTGGAGTTGCGGCACTAAGTATCGCAATTCTGTTTGGTGCTATTAGTATTATGGCTCTGGCCGGAGCGTTCTTAGTTCTTAGCTCGGCCTTGGATGTTACTAGTCAGGCGGCTGAAGCAGGAAAGAATTTGGTTTCTGGTTTTGCGCTTGGAATCTTCGACTCTATAAGTATTGTCATCGATGCTGTTAAGACATTTTGTGGCGGCGTTGTGAATTCTGTGAAAGAGTTCCTTGGCATACATTCTCCGTCCGAGGTAATGAAAGCACTCGGCATAAACACCGCGGAAGGATTCAAGCTTGGTTTGGATGAAAGTTCTGGAGATGTCGAGGAGTCTGCTAAGAGTCTTGCAGAAAAAGCCAAAAACGGAATGGGCGAGGCCGGTTCTGAAGGCGGTTCGAGTTTCATGGATGGGCTTGGTGATAATGTCGATCTTGGTTCTCTGGATCTTGGTTCCATGGATCTTGAGTCTATTAAGAGCAAATTTGGATCTGCTGGTTCTGAAGGCGGTTCGAGTTTCATGGATAGTATCGGGTCTGAGGTTGACGGAAACAAAGAGAATATAACATCTAAGTTCAATACTCTTGGCTCCGATTCGGCTACTGCATTCAAAGAGGGACTCGTCACGAATCTTAATCTTGAACAGCTTGATATTGGTTCAATCGATGTTAATTCTGTTAAGAGTAAATTTGGATCTGCTGGTTCCGAAGGCGGGTCCAGTTTTATAGCATCATTCATTGCTGCTTTGAATGAAACAAAGATAAGCTCCGCAATGCGATCCGTTATAACCGCAATTTCCGAGTTTAAGCCTCGGATGAACAGCGCCGGTAAGGATTTAGCTAAGAAGCTTTGCGATGGGCTCAAAGCGCAAAAGAACTCGATCAAGAACAGTGCAAAAAGTCTTGCTTCGGCGGCATCTTCGGCGATTAGAACCGATGAACAAAGAAACCAGTTTAAGAGCGCTGGTAAATACCTTGGCGATGGTCTTGTCGAAGGCATCAAATCCAAGTATGGTGATGTTTATGATGCTGCCTATGCCCTTGGACGAAAAGCTGTAAAGGGCGAGAGGGATGGTCAGGCCTCCAGATCCCCGTCTAAATTGACAATAAAAGCTGGTAAGTGGCTTGGTGAGGGCTTGATCATAGGCATGCGCAAGATGTCCGACCAGGTTTACAACTCTAGCTATGGTCTTGGTGATTCTGCTACAAGCGGTATATCTTCGGCTATTTCGAAAGTTGCAGACTTTGTAAATTCTGACATTGATGCACAACCGACTATTAGACCCGTTCTTGATCTGTCTGATGTTAAATCTGGAATTGGAACGATCAGCGGAATGTTTGGCGGACAAACTTTGTCGGTTAATACTCGTTCTGTTGGATCTATTGCAGCTTCCATGAATCGTCGTCAAAATGGAGCTAATGACGATATTATCTCCGCCATTAACGGGCTCGGTCGAAGGATCAGTGAATCCTCTGGTGATAGCTATACTATTAATGGTATCAGCTATGATGATAATGGAAATGTTGCAGATGCAATAAGAACTCTTGTGCGTGCTGCACGAATTGAAGGGAGGACATAAATCTGTGGTTACTGTTAAAAATCTAACTATCAAGAAGCAGACCGGTAGTGATTCTCATTATGCGAGTTGGAGTTTTGATGGTGGAACAGTAACCACCAATCCCTCCATAAAAGCTGGATCTCTCGTTTCTATTAAAGCGGGTTCTAGGTATTATAACGGAGTTGCAATTCCCTCCTGGGTAATGAGCGATCGTTGGTACGTTGTTCAGGTTACTGGAGATCGAGCGGTTCTCGGCAGAAATGCCAGTGGAACTCATAATATCCAGAGCCCCATCAATGTCAATAACTTGGTTGCTGGCTCAGGAGGGTCTGGCTCCTCCGTTTCCACGAATACGTTAGATCACTACGAAGTTAAATGGTATTATGATTCCGGAGATGGAATTTGGTTCGAAGGTAGTTCCTCTACAACAACCGAATCGCATTCTGCGTATAATGCTCCAGACAATGCAAATTTTATTCTTGTCACCGTTACCCCGGTCTCTAAGACATACAGGGTAAATAATACCGAAACTTCCTATTGGCAAGGTACAAAAGCGCAAGCAAAATACTCGGTGGCCGTTGATCCTCCGGAGAATGTGTCTGCGCCGAATGTAATTATCGATCAGTACAAGCTTACGGCATCGCTTGAGAACATTTCAGACGCACGAGCCGATCAGATTGAATTTCAGGTGTATAACGGGACCAAACTTGTTAATTCAGGTTTGGTTACCGTTGTTACCTGTCAGGCATCATTTTCTTGCGATGTGGCTGCTGGTGGCGAGTATCGAGTTCGTTGCAGAGCAGTAAATCTGAATGGCACATCCAAAGTCCCCGGCGAATGGTCAGATTTCTCGAATACGATTAAGTCTATTCCGTCTGCCCCGAGCGAGATCACGATCTGCAGAGCTGCTTCTGAAACATCTGTCTACTTAGAGTGGACGGCCGTTGATAGTGCTGATACATATGATATCGAGTATGCAACAGAAGAACGATATTTTGATAACTCTGACCAGACGACGACCGCGACTGGTATTAAGTTCAATCACTTTGAAAAGACGGGCCTCCAAACTGGAGATGAGTATTTCTTTCGGGTTCGAGCAGTTAATGAAAAGGGAGAATCCCCTTGGTCTGGAATCAAGTCAACATCGATTGGTAAGAAGCCAATCGCGCCCACAACCTGGTCTTCTACTACGACAGCAATTGTTGGTGAGGATGTAACTCTCTACTGGGTTCATAATGCCGAGGATAATTCCACTCAGACATATGCCGAGCTGGAATTGACTATCAATGGGATAACCGAGACAAGAACCATCAAGAATGATCGCCCTAAGGAGGATCAGGATAAAACCAGTTCGTACGTAATCAAGACGGTTACTTTCTATGAAGTAACAAAAAGCGGTGATACATATACGGCCACCACGAATATTCTTGAAACAGAGCCTACTGGTGGAACTCCTACCGGGTTTAAAACTACAACCGGTTATGATGTGTATTCTTATATCGATTCTTCCGGTGCAACGGCATATTACTGTAAGAAGTCTTATGTGTTTGCCGATGGTGCAAAGATCAAATGGCGTGTTCGTACAGCCGGCGTAACTAAGACCTATGGTGATTGGTCCATACTTCGGAGCATTGACGTATATGCGCCGCCCACATTGACTCTTGCAATGATCGATGGCGATGGGGATGCTATCAATACGGTAACCACATTCCCATTTTATATTTCTGGTATCGCTGGTCCGAAGACCCAAGCTCCGATCGGATATCATTTGACGATTTCCGCAGACAGTGCTTATGAGACGGTGGATAATGTCGGCAATACAAAGATTGTTAATGCTGGAACGGCAGTATATTCCAAGTATTTCGATATTAATACGCCTCTTATGGTTGAGCTCTCTGCCGGGAATGTCAATCTTGAAAACGGGGTTTCTTATACCGTTACATGTATTGTTTCAATGAATTCCGGTCTAAATAAAGAGAGCACTCTTTCATTTACCGTGGCGTGGTCTGATACCTCCTACAATCCAAATGCTGGCATTGCAATTGATCCCGATGCACTCGTGGCGTATATTCGCCCCGAATGTAGGAATAACGATGGGGTTCTTGTTGACGGGGTAACTCTTTCCGTATATCGAAGAGAGTACGATGGCGGATTTACCGAAATCGCCAAAGGTCTTAGTAATACAAAGAATATTGTAATTACTGACCCACATCCCGCGCTTGACTATGCTCGATATCGGATTGTATCAATAACAGAATCTACCGGTACCATCGGGTTCAATGATATTCCAGGTTATCCTGTGGGCGGAAAGGCCGTGATTATCCAATGGGATGAGGAGTGGAAAGAATTTGATTCGTCCACTGGCGGTTTACTTATGGATCGTCCATGGACGGGATCGATGCTTAAACTTCCCTATAACATTGATGTGTCCGATGCCTATGAGCAAGATGTGTCTCTTATTGAATACATCGGTCGTTCTCATCCTGTAAGTTATTACGGAACGCAAAAGGGCGAAACTGCCACCTGGAATCTGGAAATTCCGAAAAAAGATAAAGAGACGCTTTATGAGCTTCGTCGTCTTGCAGTGTGGCTTGGCGACGCGTATGTTCGTGAGCCTTCAGGAAGTGGATATTGGGCAAGTGTTAAAGTATCCTTTAGCCAAAAGCATTGTGAAGTAACCATTCCGGTCACGCTATCTATTACTCGAGTCGAAGGAGGGGTGTAATATGCCTAATTGGGCAGAATCGATGCAACAGTCATTTGAATACTATCTTGTCGATCCTGGTACTTGGAAAGAGGTTAAGCTTCTGGATAACGTAAAGTCATGCTCTATCAATAGAGATGCTGAAACGGATACACTAGGATCTGCAACCATCGATGTTACAAACTCGGTTGGTGAAGCATACATTCGAGTGTACCTTGTAACGATTCAAAATGGACTAAGGGAGCGTCATCCCTTGGGAACTTTCTTAGTCCAAACCCCTTCTTCTTCCTTTGACGGTAAGATTCGGGAAGTAACAATGGACGCATACACGCCACTTATCGAGCTTAAAGAAAACACTCCACCTCTCGGGTATTCAATTTTGAAAGATCAGAATATTATGGAGATGGCATATGTCATCACAAGAGAGCGAATGCGAGCACCAATTATTGCCGCAGAGTGCCCCGACACGCTATATTCAGATTTTGTAGCAAACACCGATGACACTTGGTTCTCCTTTGTTCGGGATCTGATCAAATGCGCAAAATATACCCTGGAACTCGATGAGCTTGGCCGAGTTCTGTTTTCACCTAAACAGGACCCAGCATCTTTGCAGCCGGTATGGACTTATGATGATTCAAATAGTTCAATCCTTTATCCTGAATTGTCTATAAAACATGATCTATTCAATGTTCCGAACGTTGTTGAGGTTGTGTATTCTGATGGACGAGATTCCTACTATGCAAGGGTTGTTAATGATGATCCAAACAGTCCAACCTCAACAGTGAATAGAGGTAGAGAAATCGGCTATAGAGAGACAAATCCTAAGATTTCAGGAGTTCCAACTGATGCACAAATTCAAGAATACGCTAAGACATTGTTAAAGACTTTATCGACAGTTGAGTATTCAATATCATACACACATGGTTATTGTCCGGTTAGACTCGGTGATTGTGTACGAATAAATTACGCACGAGCCGGAGTCACCAATGTTAAGGCCAAGGTAATAAGTCAGACAATCAAGTGCGAACCCGGCGCTCCAGTTACGGAAACTGCAGTATTTTCAAAAAAGTTATGGGGTGATACATTGTGAGTTTATCAAGCGATCTGGTATCCCAGTTTGCGAAGATTGTGCAACCCGAAAAAAAAGAGCAAACTGAGACTACAGTATATGGTACAGTGGTCGTGTATGAAGGGGCTACGTACGTAAAGCTGGATGGCTCTGATCTTATGACCCCGATTGAGACCACAACCGATGTAAAAAGTGGAGAACGAGTTACCGTGATGGTTAAAAACCATACGGCTATCGTCACTGGTAATCTTAGTTCCCCAGCAGCTAGAACTGGTGATGTAAAAGAACTTGGGAATAAAATTTCTGAGTTTGAAATCATCATTGCTGATAAAGTTAGTGTCGAGCAACTTGAAGCTGAGATTGCTCGTATTGACACCTTGGTTGCCGAAAATGTGACTATAAAAGAACGTCTTACTGCAACAGAAGCAAGCATCGGGTCTCTTGAAGCGGATAATGTGGTTATCCACGAAAAACTGACTGCACATGATGCGTCCATTGAAAATCTTGAGGCTAAGAAGATCGATGCCGAAGTCGTTGAAGCAACCTATGCAACCATCGAGAATTTGGAAGCGACAAATGCCACTGTTAATAATCTCGAGGCTACATATGGTGAGTTCAAAGACTTGGCGACCGACAAATTTACAGCTATTGAGGCTGATATCGACAGTCTTGAGGTTAACAAATTATCTGCTGAGCAGGCTGACTTGAAATATGCAAACATTGAGTTCACGAACATCGGCAAGGCTGCTATTGAGAACTTTTATGCCAAATCCGGTATTATCAAAGATCTTGTGGTTGGCGATACAACAGTAACTGGTAAGCTGGTCGGCATTACAATTGTTGGCGATCTTATCGAAGGCGGTACCATCAAGGCGGATAAGCTGGTTGTCCTGGGCAGTGACGGTCTGTATTACAAATTAAATACAGATGGGGTCTCTGTATCTGCTGAGCAGACCGAGTATAATAGTCTGAACGGTAGTATAATCACTGCAAAAACAATCACTGCTGAAAAGATCAATGTCCATGATCTGGTTGCTTTTGATGCCACAATTGGCGGGTTTCATATTTCAGATGACTCCATATATTCTGGAGTAAAATCCTCTTCCGATAACACCACCAGAGGTATATTCTTAGGAAAATCCGGTGAGCTGAATGTTGGTGACGAGACAAATTATCTGAAGTATTATCGGGAACTGATTGATTCGAGTATTCACGAGGTCGGTAAGAAGACCCTTACGTACAAAGGCGAGTGGGATTCGACAATGAGATATTCCATTAATGATACTGTTCTATTCTCAAACGCTTACTATGTAGCGTTAGAGGATATTCTTCCAGAGGCAACCGCCGATATCGGTAAAGCCGACGAATCGGTTGCAGCGGGAGAGTCGTCACTTAGCCCCGAATTAGATGAGCGATGGACACTTTTGACCGGAGAAGTGTATGATGGTGACATCTACACAAAAGAACAGACTACTTTGGACACCGCTCCTACTGGCGGAATAGCTCTAGGCGTTAACACAACAACGGGAGAGCCTGTATATTCATATACTGAAAGCGGAATTGCTAAATACTATTGTATTGTGAGTAGATACAAGTACAAACTTGCCATTTCAGCTGAGAGTATGATATTTAGTGCAACTGGAAAAACCGTTGATGATACTATAGGTGATGTACAGACGTCATTCAGTAAGCAAACGGCGGACATTATATCTGCTTGCAACGATGCAATTTCCGAGGCTCTTAAAGGATATGTTGAGAATGGAGACTATACTCAATTTCGAGAAACGGTCAATGCACAATTAGCCATACTGTCTGATCGGATCACTATGAACTTTAATACCACGGTAGAAGAGATTGATAGTTTTACTGGAGATGTAGAAAATAGGTTCACGACGCTTAGTAAGTATATTAACTTCTCTCAAGATGGTATAGAGATCGGTTCTGGTGAAAGTACACTAAAGCTGACTATCGATAATGACCGTATTTGCTTTGAGCAAGACGGTAAGGTTAAAGGCTGGTGGGATGGATCTGATTTCCATACTGGTAATATCATGGTTGAAGTCTCTGAGCGAGCTCAGTTTGGTAACTTCGCATTCATTCCTAGATCTGATGGCTCTCTTATGTTCCTGAAGGTCAATAACTCTACTGATGAGGGGGCGAGCGGTTAATGGCGCTAAGTGGATCTGTAGCAACAAATGCTGGTGAGTACAGTAGATACTATCGGCTGAATTGGACTGCTACACAGTCAATAGCAAATAATACATCGACTATTTCTTGGACTCTTATTGCTGCCGGCGGTACCGGATGGGTAGCAGAGAGAACTGTCTATGTCAATATTGACGGAACCAGCGTATATAGCAAGTCAAATTATGTTGAACGATACCCTGGCGTTGTGGCAAGCGGTACGAAGACGCTCACGCACAATAGCGATGGCACTCGATCTTTCAATATCAGTATTGGCGCTGCTGTATATTATAGTTCAGTCACTTGTACGGGCATAGGTTCGCCCACCTTGGATACAATTGCACGAGCATCTGACTTGTCCGTATCCGATGGAACACTTGGGGTGGCTCAGACAATAACTGCAGATCGTAAGTCTAGTGGTTTTACGTATACATTGACCTGGAAATGCGGATCTTATAGTGGAACAATTGCTACGAAGTCGCCCGCGACATCCTGGTCGTTTACTCCCGAACTAAAGCTTGCAGAGGGAGCGCCAAACGGAACAAATGTATATTGTGAGTTTACCCTTACAACTAACAATGGTAATACTGCAATCGGTTCAACAAAAAAATCGGTTCGGTTGGCAATTCCGAATAGTGTTGTACCAACATGCAGTATGTCGCTCTCTGATGCAAAGGGATACAAAGATACCTATGGTGGTTATATTCAAGGGCAGTCGGTTTTGCATGTTGTAATCAATGGCTCTGGAATATTTGGATCTTCGATCTCGTCATATTCTGCATCTGCGAATGGCACTCGCTATATATCACAGACATTTGATACGGCTCCTTTAAAGACTGCTGGGTCTAACACCATCACCGTGGGCGTCAAAGATAGTCGTGGCCGATCAGCATCAGCATCATCGGCAATAACAGTCATTCCATACTCAGTTCCAAATATTATTTCCTTTAGCGTAAATCGGTGTAATGCTGATGGGACGGAGAATGACAGAGGGGTTTATGCCAAAATAACCTATCAATATTCAGTCACGAATCTTTCTAACAAGAATACTTTTACAGTATCTCTGAATTACAAGAAGACAACGGATAGCCAATGGACAAACGTAACTATTACGCCAATAGAACCACTTTATAATGTTAGCGGGTCTAATATTATAGCTGTAGATGATGCTCACTCTTATGATATTTCTTTGGTAGTTACAGACGCCTTTACATCCGCATCTCAGTCAACAGCTCTGTCCACCGGATATTGCTTGTATCATGTTAGAGCATCTGGCAAGGGTATTACTTTGGGCGGGATTGCCGAAGATGATGGCTTCAATGTCAAAATTCCCGCTCATTTCCATAACGGACTGAGAGAGGATATTCAGGTTGTTGAATCTGGAAACTGCAATATGCTCACAGAAAGTGGCAATTATTATATCGGTTCCTCTGGTAGTAATAAACCAGGCGATGGCACAAATGGTTGGTTGACTGTCAAAGCATATGGAACAAACGGTGCGTATTGTTATCAAGAGTATGCGACATCCACAGGCCTCAGGTATTATCGCATGCGTGAGAATACTATCTGGGGAGGTTGGGTACAAGATGTAAGCATTATTTTTAAGAAGTTTACATTCAACAATGTAGCAGCTACGACAAAATCTAATAATGGGTTATACTACGGCACTGTTTCAACCGAAGCAAGTCTTGGAATAACCGGAACGGTTCTTTCTATTGTAATTACCGACTGGGGAGGACCTTCGTCCATGTTCGGTCTATATTCTAACGGTGGATCTATTAAGATCATGTCGCAAGCATCTCAAACAATAGCAAAATTATCAGCAATCATTACTTGGACTACATAATTTTAAGGATGTAATAACTACTTCGTTATGCGGTATGTAATCGGTGTATAAGCAATGCTTTAAAGAGAACGGTGGTGAACAACGTATGAGCGACGCGGTTATAGTTGCTATTATAACAGGTACTATGACCCTTATTGGGGTTATTATATCTACGTGGAGTAGCAATCGATCAATAAGTAAGGACCTTAATGATATCAAAGAAGAAAACAAGCACCAGTCTTTAGATATTTTAAGACTTACTGTGATGAGCAGAGACATGCCAATTTCGGAGAGACTTATTGCTGGGAAGAAATATCTCGGCAGAGGTGGAAATGGTGATGTAAAAAAGTACTATGAACAATTGGTAAAAGAACATACGAAATAAGGAGGATTATCAAAATGAAGCTGTCTAACAAGGTTTATGATGTTCTGAAGTGGATCGCTATGTATCTTCTTCCCGCGCTGGGTACTCTGTATTTTGCCCTGGCTGGAATCTGGAACTTCCCTTATGGCGAGCAGGTAGTAGGCACCATTACTGCTGTGGACACTTTCCTGGGCGTTCTGCTGGGCATTAGCACGGCACAGTATCAGAAGGATAAGAACACAATTGAGCAGTAACTAAAGAGAGAGGGTCCGTCACTACGACAGGCCCTCTTCTTTTTTATTTATAGATCACTAGCATAGTCTTTTATTTTTCCGCGAAGATTACATGTTCCTTTATGAAAACATAAAGGAGGTTTATATAATCATGAGAAAAAGCACAAAAACAATGATTAGAGTCGGGGCTATTTTGGCCGCTCTTGACATTTCCGATATGGCCGCTAAGGGACAAGTCGTGCACTGGATGCGCATGGCATATCCCGAAGCAGCTAGGGAATTTGAAGAGCCTAGCGGCCGATTTGGTATTCGCTCAAAGATCATCAGTAAAATTGCTGATTATTTTGAATGGATTCACGATCAACTTTAAGTTGGAGTTTAGAGGACTAAGGAAACTTGGTTCTCTATTCTTTTTCGCGAAAGAAGCACAGTCCTTTATGAAATAATATTAAGGAGGATTTACTATGGATCTCACAATGATTCTGGCGTATATCGGAGCATTTACGATATCGTATTTATTTGTAGAGTACATAGACCGATTTAATTGATATTTAAAAGTAGGAGTCTATTCATCGACTCTTACTTTTGTTTCGCGAAGCAAACGCAGCCTTTAATAGAGACTAACTTAAATATCAAAAGGAGGATAATTTATGGATTTGTTGTTTATGTTTGGAGTCGTTGTGGCTCTCTGTTGCACAATCGCCACGATTATCAGACTTAGAAATCGGTAGTCTCAAAAAGTAGGGGTCTATTCGTAGACTCTTACTTTTGTTTCGCGAAGAAAACATAGTCCTTTATGAAACAAATTCTAAAGGAGGACTTAATAATGTTTAAGGACTATTATGAAATGGTGTTAAAGCCGTCGATGGGTTGGCTTAAAAAGCACTGGATTGGATATCTGGTGTTCGTGGTCATTACCATGGTGGCAAGCATTGCCTGGTGGTTCCAGGACGACATTATTGAACACTTCAAGAAAAGGTAAAAGATTTGGGACTAAGGAAACTTAGTCCTTTATCTTTTATTTTTATAATAATGCTTTAATAAAATTAGAAAGGAGAAGGTTATGGATTACATTATTGGTTTTATTGTGGGGTGCATTCTTACCGGGATTGTTTTGACCATCATGTTCTGCATTAGACACCCGCTTCTCGGAACTCTCAAAGTTGACGAGTCAGATCCAGAAAACATCAAGTGGCGCTTTATAATTTCTAAAGATGTAGACTTTTCGAAAACAAAGCAAATCTATCTCAAAGTTGACAATCATGCGAATATTTCGCATGAATAACATTTCCTATTATGGAACGTATTAGTTCACATCATTTAAAAGGAGATTTTAACATGAGCATTGACACTATGTTACGTGAGGAAATTCAGGACGAAATTACCAGACTTGGTAAGCTGGAACTTGGATCGGAGACGTACAAGACCACCGTGGACGGTGTAACAAAGCTGTTGGATAGGGCGAATGAGATGAAGAAGATCGATGCAGAGGCTCGGGATAGAGCGGAAAGTAGAGAAATCGAAATCCAGCTCAAGAATGAGCAGATGCAGGACGATAAGAAAGATCGTCTCATTAAGAATATTCTGACGGCGCTTAGCATCGGCGGAGGATTTGCTCTGACCATCTGGGGGTCAATCAAGTCCTGGCAGTTCGAGGAAACTGGAACAGTCACTAATGGACCTGGAAGAGAGTTTATGAAAAAGCTCTTTCGAATGAAGAGCTGAAACGTTACAAGGTGAGGGGCTGCAAGCGCAGCCTCTTATCTTTTCTCTCGCTAAAATAACATGGCCCTTTATGAAACAACTTCTAAAGGAGGATATATTTATGATTTTATTTACGTGTTTGCTGGTATTCGCAATAGCGCTGGCGGCGCTCACAATTATAATTGGGGGGCCCGTCATCATTGTATTCGGCGATATCATCGTGTGCGTATTGATGATTGCATTGATCATAAAGATTGCAAAGAAGAAGTAAGAAGTCTAGGACATCTGAAACATGGTGTCCTATTCTTTTCATTTCGCGAAAATTGCATGCTATTTTATGAAAGAGAAACAATTAGCTCATGGGGCTAGAGCGCTAGGTATATCCTAGAGGAGAATGGTTCGAGTCCATTATTGTTACTCTTTTAATTTTTGTTTGGGGCTTCCAGTCTTAGAAAGGATGAATGGAGCATGGATGAATTGAAGATTAAAAGCAAGTTGCTGACGAGCATCATTTCCAAAATAATTAGGTCCGCTGTGAAAAAGAAGCTTGGATATGATATTGATATTCAGCTTCACGAACTCACAGCAACTATCAACGACGGAAAAGCACATGTCTACATAAGTGCCGAGGGCGATGTCGATGTTAAGGAATTTAAGAAGTTTACCAAAGTAATTGGTTTGGAGGATTGATTCCAAATGCTTGGGCCTGGTATGTTCCTAAAGAAAAATTCAGCGACAATTTTAACCATAACAGCTGTTGCTGGTGTCATCGCAACTTCTATTTTAAGCACTAAAGCGGCCATCAAAGCATCTCGAGTGCTTATGCACAAAGAGGAGGAAAAAGGTGGAAAATTAACTTTAAAAGAAACTATAGTTGAAGCATGGGCCATCTATATCCCCGCCGTTGCGATAGGGGCGTCTACAATTGCCTGCGTTTTAGGAGCAAATATTTTGAATAAGCGTCAGCAGGCAAGTCTTGTAAGCGCGTATGCTTTGATCAATAGCTCTTACAAAGAATACAAAGCAAAACTTAAAGAGCTCTATGGCGAGGACGCACATACGAACATCATAAATGCTATTGCTACCGAGAAATGCGACAAAGTCAGCATTTTCGCCGGATCATCTTCTCAACAGCTCCCATCAACAATTATTGGGCTGGAACCTTCTTGTATTTCAGAAATCGATAGTGATTCTGAATCTCGGTTATTCTATGACGAATACTCCGGTAGATATTTTGAGACCACGACCGAGAAGGTTTTGCTAGCTGAGTATCACCTGAATCGTAACTATATTCTTAGGGGTTTTGCCAGATTAAATGAGTTTTATAAATTCTTAGGTCTCGAGAATACAGATTATGGCGACACTGTTGGGTGGGATGTTTGTAGTGAGATTTATTGGATCGATTTCAATCATCGTAAAACCATTATTGGTGACGATCATGACGGCTTTGAATGTTGTATAATTGAAATGCCATACTATCCAAGAAAAGATTATATGGACCAGTATGATTGAAACCCGCGAAAATTGCAGAGTATATTACGAAAGGAGTGAAAGCTTTATGAAGATTAATTTGGCAAAGGTTGCTACAGTCGGCGCTCTGCTACTCAGTTTTGCAGGGAGTATCCTTGCCAGCTGGGCTGGCGAACGCAAGATGGAAGAAACCATTACCAAGGAGGTTGAAAAAGCTGTAAAAAACCTTAAGTAAAAAGATAAAAGGGGTCTAAGTTTAGGCCTCTTTTATTTTTATCAAAGATTCTGAAAGGAGAATTAGAATTGAGTAAGCAAAATGCAGTAAACTTCATCAACGCACTCAAAAATACTTTTAAGAAACGAACACCAGAGATTCTCACCGGGATTGGAATTGCTGGGATGATAACTACGACGGTTCTCGCGGTCAAAGCCACACCAAAAGCGGTTACACTCCTTAATGAGCGCAAGGAAGAACTCGAAATGGAGAAACTTCCGGTTACAGACGTTATAAAGACGACATGGAAGTGCTATATTCCAGCGGCAGCAACATGCGGAGCATCTATTGCATGCTTGATTGGAGCGAGCTCTGTGAATTTTAAACGCAATGCTGCGCTGGCAACGGCATATAAGTTATCGGAAACCGCTCTTGCTGAATATCGAGACGCCGTTGTTGAGACAATTGGCGAGAAGAAAGAGCGTGATATTCGCGACAAGGTGGCGGAGAAGCGAGTTAAAAAGAATCCGGTGACCAAAAGTGATGTCATTGTGACTGGCAACGGAACTACGCTCTGTTTGGATTCTATTAGCGGAAGATATTTTCAATCCAGTATGCAGAAGATAGAATCCGCTAAGAACAAAATAAACGAACGAATGCTGTGCGACAACTATGTCTCCTTGAACGATCTATATGACGAACTTGGCATGGAGTGCACAAAAATCGGTGAAGATCTTGGCTGGAATATCTTTGGAGATGGACTTCTTGATATTTCCTTCAGTTCGCAGCTTACTGACGATGGCACACCTTGCCTTGTAATGGATTATAGCGTAGAGCCGCGACATAACTACTACAAGAGTTAAATTCGCGAAAAAAGCATATCATTTTATGAGGAATAAAACCTACATTTTCTACATTTGAAAGGAGTATTATTATGAAGAATGTTGAGAACGTCGAAGCTGTTGAGGTCACTGAGACTGAGGACATCAAGGAGTCCAAGATTAAGACTGCTGCGTCTAAGGTTGGAGCAGCGATCAAGAAGCATTGGAAGAAGGTTGCCGTTGGTGCGGCGGCCGTCACCATTGCCCTGATCGGCTACAATGAGATGCGCAAGAAGAATCAGACTCTGGAGGATGAAACCGAAGATTTCGAGACCGATGGGTCTGATGATGTTGTTATCGACATCGACATCGATGACTCTGATGTGGAGGAGTAATTCCTAAAAGGGTTAGTACCTGTAACAAGGTACTTTCCCTTTTGCATTTTTGAAAGGAGTCGTATATGAATAAGTATTATTATGACGGCCCCGTCAAGGAATTTGACGTCATCGTCTCGAATCGTTGGCGAGGGTCTACGTACGCAGTTTCTGCGGAAAAAGCGAGGAGTAACCTTGCTTACCAATACAAGAAAGCACGTGGTAAGACTGCCAGCACGAAAATCACTCTTCCTGGTAAGTTGACCATGGGTAATTGAAGGGAGAAATTTATATGGAAGAGTATAAGCCCAACTCTCATCGCTCTAAAGAAGAGGCCGCTACTCCTAAGGAAAAGAAAGTTGAAAAGGTCGTTCATGGAGCGGTAAAGACTCGAAAGAAAAGCGGTCTTGAGAAAGCAAAGGGGCTCTTTATTTCCGATGATGCTGCTAATCTCAAGTCTTACGTCCTAATGGATGTTTTGATTCCGGCGTTTAAGAAAGCTATTTCAGACATCGTTACGAACGGTATCGAAATGATTCTTTATGGTGAGACGGGTAGATCAAAGAGGAATTCTCCTGCGGGAAGTATTTCTTATCGAAACTTTTACGACCGTCGAGATAGTGATCGCCGTCAGCTCAATTCTCCGGTAAGAACTGGATATAGTGTTGACGACGTCGTTCTTGAAACTCGGGGTGAAGCCGAAGACGTTCTTTCTCGTATGGACGAACTAATCGAAATGTATGGCGTAGTCAGTGTTGCTGATCTGTATGATTTGATTGGCGTTACTGGCAACTATACAGATAACAAGTACGGCTGGACGAACATCCGTAATGCAGAGCCGATTCGGGTGCGAGATGGATATTTGCTTAAGCTGCCTAAACCGTTGCCTATTTAATGAAGGAGATTTTATATGGATTACAAATTTGATTATTCCGCTGCTATTCAGCAGTTGAAAGACATGGCAATGATTGACCTTATGACTGCTTTTGCTCCGGATGATGCGAGCAAGAAGCTCATTAGGGATGCCCTGTTTATTTTTGTGAAGAACGGCGTCCCAGCGGATACGGCTATAAAGATCGTGTCTGAACTGGGTAATATTTTTAATAAGAAGGAGAATGAGTAATGAAATTTAATGAAATTATGAACACAGCTTCTCGTACCATGCACAAAGTTGGGTTCAAGATCAAGAAGGCAAGTCCTGAGATTCTGGTCATTGCCGGTATTGCTGGTGTGGTTACGTCTACGGTCATGGCTTGCAGGGCTACCACTAAAGCTGGAGATATTATCACTTCTCATAACGATGACATGGACAAGATCCATCAGGCATCTGAGATGGAGAATGTGGACTACACTCCCGAAGATGCAAAGAAGGATACCGTGATTGTCTATACTCAGACCGCAGTGAAGTTTATCAAGCTGTATGGTCCTTCTGTTCTGGTTGGCATTGCTTCTATTGCATGTATTGTAGGCTCTCATAATATTCTGCGTAAGCGCAATGTGGCTCTGGCCGCTGCGTATGCTGCCGTTGACAAAGGCTTCAAGGAGTATCGCGGTCGTGTTGTCGAAAGATTTGGCGAAGAACTTGACAAAGAGCTTCGCTACAACATTAAGGCAAAGGAGTTCGAGGAGACCATTGTCGACTCTAAGGGCAAGGAAAAGCAGGTCAAGAAGACCGTGAGCGTTTCTGATCCGAATGGCTACAGCGACTACGCTCGTATCTTTGACGATGGCTGCAAGGGTTGGTCTAAGGACCCGGAGTATAATCTGCTGTTCCTGAAACAGCAGCAGAACTGGGCGAACGAGTGTCTGCAGAGTCGCGGTCACCTATTCTTGAACGAAGTGTATGACATGCTGGGTATTCCTCGTACGAAGGCTGGCGCTTGCGTCGGTTGGATCTACGATAAAGATCATCCTGTTGGTGACAACTTCGTTGACTTCGGAATTTACAATCTGAGCATTGAAAAGGCTCGTGAGTTCGTAAATGGGTACGAACGCAGTATTGTTCTGGACTTCAATGTGGATGGCCCCATCCTTGACATGATTTGAATGCAAGGACTCGATGCCATAGGGTCTGGAAATAAATGGCAAGACATGATGGACTATCCGTGGCTTTTCAGTATTTGACAAGTCACGAGTCCATATTTTTCTCGAAATGTTAAAATCGGATCAAAGGAGACGATAACAAAAATGGGAAACACTATCAATAAGTTCTTTATTTTTGCAGTCGGTGCTGCACTTGGCTCGTTTGTAACATGGAAGCTCGTAAAGGATAAGTACGAGCGTATTGCTCAGGAGGAGATTGACTCCGTTAAGGAGGTATTCTACAGACGTAGACAAGATGATATTTCTGCAAATAGTGCAGAAGATGAACCCGAAGCAGTTAATAAAGGCCAAACCAGTGAATCAGAGGAAGAAATTTCCGAATACAAGGACATCATCAACCACAATGGATATTCTAATGTAGAAGGAGTTGAAACTATGCATGACAAGCCTTATGTGATTGCCCCTGAGATCTTTGGGGACGATCCTGACTATGAAACGATCAGCCTGACCTATTATGCGGATGGTGTTCTTACTGACGAGAACAATTGCATCATTGATCCGGGCGAAATTGAAGACATGATTGGCGAGGATTCTCTGGATCATTTCGGTGAATATGAAGACGATTCTGTTTTTGTCCGAAATGAAGAACGAATGATTGACTACGAGATTCTCGCCGTAACTAACAACTATGACGATTGAAGATAAGATCAGAAACTCATATTTTGAGTGGATGGTTGATCTTGTATGCGGAAATAGGTTTGCAAAGGAGATTTCCTATAGAAAACTATTAACCTTATTACACACTATCGAATTCCGATATTCTATTAAGCGAGATGAAAATCGGGCTAGAGAAGGAATCAATTTGCGGTACAGATATTCATTTGTCAACGGTTATGATGACTTGTCTGAGTTTATTGAAGGCCCTTGTTCTGTGCTTGAGATGATGATTGCTCTTGCAATTAAATGCGAGGAGATCATGAATGATCCTGCATACGGAGACAGGACTGGACAATGGTTCTGGGGAATGATCACCAGTCTTGGACTCGGTGGTATGTATGATAAGAACTTCGACAAGCAAGAAGCTATTAACCGGATTAATCGGTTTCTCGATCGAGACTATGCGCCTAATGGTAAAGGAGGTCTATTTATTGCTAGGCACTCCCCTAGAGACATGCGTACCCTTGAAATCTGGTACCAAATGCAAGAATTCTTAAACGATATTGTGTGATATTTAAGTAAGGAGACAACATCTAATGCTTGATTTTCTTATGGTTTCCACACGCAACAGTAAGCGTGGCGTGACGGAGATTTATCCTAAGTTCATTGTAAAGAAGTCAAGCGACTTGATGATCCGAGGCGGAGACTTCTATGCCATCTGGGTTGAAGATCGCGGGCTTTGGTCTACAGATGAGCAAGACGCATTGGATTTGATCGACAGAGAACTCGATGCTTATGCAGAGAAGAACAAAGACAAGTTTGAGGGAATCCCAAAGATTTTCCATATGTGGGACGCCGAGTCTCGTATGATAAGTTCCTGGCATCAGTATTGCCAAAGAGATCTACGGGACAACTTCCACATGCTAGACGAGAAACTTATATTTTCAAATGCCCCCACAAACAAGAAGGATTATGCGAGTAAACGGCTTAGCTACCCTCTTGAACCTTGTGATATTCCGGCATATGAAAAACTGATTTCGACTCTGTATTCTCCCGAAGAGCGGCGTAAGATCGAGTGGGCGATTGGGGCCATTGTGTCTGGCGATTCTAAAAAGATCCAGAAGTTCATGGTGATGTATGGAGCTGCCGGTACTGGTAAGTCTACGATTCTTAATATCATCCAACAGTTATTTGAGGGTTATTATTCGGTCTTCGATGCTAAGGCGTTGGGATCGTCTAATAATTCTTTTGCTTTGGAGGCTTTTAAGACAAATCCTCTTGTGGCGATCCAACATGATGGTGACTTGTCCAGGATTGAGGATAATACTCGACTGAACAGCCTCGTATCCCATGAACTTATGACCGTGAATGAGAAGTTTAAGGCAACATATTCTAGTCGCTTTAAGTGCTTCTTATTCATGGGAACAAACAAACCGGTTAAGATTACGGATGCCAAATCGGGCCTTATTCGAAGACTGATTGATGTCCATCCAACCGGCAACAAACTAAGCACCAAAGAATACAAAAGCGCCGTAAAACAAATCGCATTTGAACTCGGAGGAATTGCCTGCCACTGTAGAGACGTCTACTTGGCTGATCCTGGAGCATATGATGATTATATTCCCGTAGCAATGCTTGGCGCGTCAAATGATTTCTACAACTTTGTTATTGATTCGTACCATATTTTCAAGAAGGAAGATGGTACTAGTCTGAAGGCTGCTTGGGAGATGTATAATAATTATTGTGAGGAGGCAAAGGTTAGTTATCCATACAACAAGCGGAACTTTAAAGAGGAACTTAAGAACTATTTCTGGGATTATAGCGAGCAGTTTGTAACTACCGAAGGTGCAAGACTCAGATGCTATTATTCCGGATTCAGGACAGACAAATTTGAAACGGAACAAGAAGAAAACAAAGCCGAGCAAGCTCGAACATCTTGGATCAAATTAGATGCTGCAGAATCTATATTTGATAAAGAATGTGCCGATTGTCCTGCTCAGTATGCAACTTCGAAAGGCACACCAAAAAAGGCGTGGGCAGAAGTCGTTTCAACATTGTCTGAACTGAACACGAGAGAGCTTCACTATGTCAAAGTTCCAGAAAATCACATCGTTATCGACTTTGATATTCCAGATGAGAAAGGAGAGAAATCACTTGATCGCAATCTTGCTGCTGCTTCTGCTTGGCCTGCTACTTATGCTGAGCTTAGTAAAAGTGGCGCTGGCCTACATTTGCATTATATTTACAGCGGCAATGTTAGCGCTCTTAATCGTGTATATTCTGATCATATAGAGATCAAAGTATTTACCGGTAAAAGTTCACTCAGAAGAAAGCTTACCAAATGCAACAATTTGCCTATTGCAACAATTAGCTCTGGGTTGCCATTGAAAGGAGAAGATAAAGTGGTAAACTTCGAAGCTGTGAAGAATGAAAAAGGGCTTCGAACTCTGATAGAAAAAAATCTTCATAAGGAGGTTCACCCAGGAACCAAACCTAGTGTGGATTTCATTTACAAGATTCTCGACGACGCATATGCTAGCGGGCTCAATTATGATGTTACGGACCTGAAGAACTCGGTATATGCCTTTGCTGCAGGCAGCACTCATCAAGCGGACTATTGTCTTAAACTTGTGAATAAGATGCACTTTAAGTCCGATGACCCATCTCCTAATGTCGAGAACGAGGATTCGCAAGTTGTCTTTTACGATGTTGAGGTCTTTCCAAACTTGTTTCTCGTGAACTGGAAGGTACAAGGCGAAGGTCGCCCAGTAGTTCGAATGATCAACCCGAGCCCTTCGGAGATTGAGGAGCTTATGCGATGCAGACTTGTCGGCTTTAACTGTCGTCGGTACGATAATCATATTTTGTACGGACGATTGATCGGCTACAATAACGAACAGCTGTATGAGTTGTCGCAAGCAATCATCAATGGTGATAATAAAGCATTCTTTGGAGAGGCATATAATGCATCGTATACGGACGTCTATGATTTCTGTACGAAGAAGCAGTCTCTGAAAAAATGGGAGATAGAACTTGGCATTCACCATCAAGAGCTTGGTCTACCTTGGGACAAGCCCGTCCCTGAAGAAATGTGGACGAAGGTCGCCGAGTATTGTGATAACGATGTTATTGCTACTGAGGCTGTCTTCGATTCTCGACAGGGTGACTTTGTAGCAAGAAAGATCCAAGTTGACCTTGTAACTTTGCTGCATGGCGTTACGAACGTATCTGTAAATGACACCACAAACACCTTGTCTACGAAGATCATATTTGGTTCCAATCGTAAACCTCAGAGCGTATTCAACTATCGTGATTTGTCACAGCCCGTCAGTCCTGATCAGTATGAGGAGTATAGAGAAAAATTCGGTCCCGAGTATGTTTTCAGAGTATTCGACGAGAACGGGCTTCCTCTATATCGGAATTTCAATCCAGGCGAGACATATCCTAGTGGTTACAGCATTCTACCTTTTTTTCCGGGTTATGTGTTTGATCATGGTAAGTCCACATATTTGGGCGAGGAGATTGGCGAAGGCGGAAAGGTATATTCTGAGCCGGGTATGTATGGTGATGTATGGGATGGTGATGCCGTCTCAATGCATCCGCACAGCGCCATATTTGAGTGTGTATTCGGTCCTGAGTATACAAAGCGTTTCCAGGATATTGTTGACGCTCGCGTAGCCATCAAGCACAAGGACTTTGAGTCTGCTGCTCTGATGCTGAATGGGGCGCTCAAACCATATTTGAATGAAGAGCAAGCGGCAGATCTCGCTCAGGCTCTGAAGATCGTCATTAACTCAATTTACGGTCTGACAAGTGCTGCATTTGAGAATCCGTTCCGTGATCCTCGAAATAAGGACAATATTGTAGCAAAACGTGGGGCTTTGTTCATGACTCTCCTTAAGCAGGAAGTCCAGAAACAGGGTTATACGGTAGCTCATATTAAGACCGATTCCATCAAGATTCCTGACGCAACACAGTATATTATGGATTTCATCATCAAGTTTGGTAAGGAATACGGCTATAAGTTTGAAACGGAAGCTAATTTCGAGAAATACTGCCTGGTGAATGATGCTGTGTATATTGCTAAGTTTAAAGAACCTCGTAAGGATAAGAAAACTGGCGATGAGATTTGGTGGACCGCCACCGGAACCCAATTTGCAGTTCCATATGTCTTTAAAAAGCTGTTTAGTCATAAGCCTATTGAGTTCGAAGACATGTGCGAAACAAAATCCGTTAGCTCGGCATTATATTTGGACATGAACGAGAGCCTTCCTCCCGATGAGCATAATCGTATATTTATTGGTAAGGTCGGCTTGTTCTGTCCTATTAAGCCAGGTTGCGGTGGTGGTGAGCTGCTTCGCGAAGCCAAAGATAAAGATGGCAATATAAAGTACGCTTCTGCGACTGGCGCCAAGGGTTATCGCTGGTTGGAATCCGAAATGGTTAAAACACTCAATAAGCAGAAGGATATTGATCGATCCTATTATGACAAGCTGGTTGACGATGCTGTCGAGACGATCAGTAAGTACGGCGATTTTGAGTGGTTCGCTTCAGACGATCCTTATATTTGCGATAAGGAGAACTGGCCTCCTGAGGAGAATCTGCCATGGTTCGATGAACCGAGCATGTTTGACGTTCGCTAATTTTACAACTCCTATTATGAAATACAGAAAGGAGTGTTTACTATGGCAAACCAGATAGTTCTTTATGGAATAGGAGGGGCGGGTACACAATTTGTGGCGATCGAGTATCAGATCGTGAATAATTCTCGCGGCCTTCCAATTAGGGCGCGTTGGCGTTATCTTCTGGGTATCGCGGGTCTTATGATGGCCTGCAATCCCACGATCGAGCACGTTTACGCGATATTAAATCGGAAGGGTTTGGCGCAAGAATATCGCGACTCGGTATTCGACCGGCATAATAGTCTCGAATCTCGTTACATATTCCGAGACATGCTGGAGCGAGAAGGAGAACGCATTCTGTGAGTGGTTTAGAGCACTGAGGAAACTTGGTGCTCTATTCTTTTTTCAAACTATATTTTCAAAGGAGATTTGTACAATGAATGTTACCATTGCACCCCGTGGCATCTTGCAAATCGATGATGCAAGAATCACTTACAAAAATTTTAAAGGCGAGGGTACCAAGTATAATCGAGCTGGTGATCGCAACTTTGCTCTGATCATTCCTGATAAAGAAATTGCTGACGATCTTATTGAGAGAGGCTGGAATGTTCGAATCAAGCCTCCTCGTGATGAGGACGACGATCCGTTTATGTATCTTCCCGTCAAGGTGAAGTTCAATGAGCGTGGTCCGAATTGCTATTTGGTCACGGGAAATCGCATGAACCGTCTTGATGAGGAGAGTATCGCTTGCCTGGACGATATTGATATTCTCAGTATCGATATGGATATCCGTCCCTATGATTGGGTTGTTCAGGAAGGGACTCCTAATGAGAAATCTGGTAGGAGTGCATATCTTCAGAGCATCAAAGTGACTCAGCGAATCACAGATCGGTTCGCAAGAGAATATGAAGATAGTTACCCGATCGAAGATTAATTCGCGAAAATTACACTCGCCTTTATGAAAGGAGTGAATAATTATGAAATTCGTGACAAACATTGTGGAGACAATGATCGTCTACGTCGCTGCTGGCGCCGCCTGTATTATTGGAATGCAGGCTGGGACTAAGCTGTTCGACGAAAAGATCGGCCCCGCAATGGACAAGAAGCTTCATAAGAAGCACTAAACTAAGGTAGAGCACTGAGGAAACTTGGTGCTCTATTCTTTTTGCATCTATAGCTCAACGGTAGAGCATCTGGCTCATAACCGGACGGTTCCGGGTTCGAATCCCCGTAGGTGCACCAGGAATGTGTTCACCGGTTATAATACCAACGCCTAAATCGACGATAAAAGCCGGTCTAGGACTTGCCGCCCTATGGATATAAATAGCGGCTAAAAAGGTTAAATAAATGTAATTTAGGGCTCGTCTACGGACGGGTTCTTTATATTTTGTAAAATTGAAAGGAGCAAAATTATGTACTACAAGTCCAATTACACTCACAAGATCTTCACCGAGAATCAGATCAAGGCCGTAAATGATATTTATGGCGAGGACGAGTTCGATGAGGCCATTAAGAACGGAGTGTTTATTCCTATTGAGAACCCCTCTGTTGTCGACTTCATTAAGAGTGGCAATATGTCGGGCGCTACTTATCGTTATCGAGAGATTCACGATTGTAAGCTGAAAGAAGCTTATGACGCCGTCTACGCGATGAAGCGTTATATGTACAGTCTTGGCAAGAAGAGCAATAAGGAGGATAAGTGTGATGAGGAGTAATACGTGGTGGAATATGGATCGCTTTGCAAAGGAATATATGAATCTGATATCCTGGAACGGTGCCATTGATGCTGTCGATTCGGCTCTTTACGCTAAAAAGAAAATGCAAGAACTTGAAAGGGGATTTAAAATGGACCGCGATATTTGCAAGGAAATCAAGAATGTTAAGTTCAATCCTCCCGCAACGATTGTCTTCTGGACAGACAACACAAAGACCGTCGTGAAATGTAATGGCGAGGACTATGACCCTGAGAAGGGTCTTGCCATGTGCATCTGCAAGAAAGTATTGGGCAACAAGGGCAACTACTATAATGTATTCAAGAAGTGGCTTTCTAAGGAGGATGAAGCAGAACGGAATCGTCCCTTAAAATCGATGCTCGGTGCATTTGAAAATCCGAAAACTTTTACCTTTGAGCTTAAGCCCGTTAGTGACAAAGCTGGGCTGTTCAACGCTCTAATTGGCACCGATAAGGAGTTCCAGATCAGCTTTAAGACTGAAAAAGATGTGGAAGAGAAAAAAGAAAAGTGTAATTGTTCGACATGTAAATTCTTCGATGAAGATTCTGGGTGTATGAGTAAGATTGTCTGCATCTGCACATCTGTTGATGAATATTCTGCATGGGAGCCTAAGGATGAATGAGCCATTTCTATATGACTACCAGATGGATGCTGTCAAAAAAATGCATAATGGGTGCATCCTTAACGGTGGTGTAGGAAGTGGAAAAAGTAGAACGGGTCTGTACTATTACTTTAAGGAACAAGGTGGTAGTATAGACCCTGACTACGTACCAATGAAAAACCCAAGAGATCTTTATATTATTACAACAGCAATGAAGCGAGACTCACTTGAATGGGTTGGAGAATTATCACAGTATCTTATTTCCACAAAGCCAGAACTAAGTCTTTATGATAACCAGGTTGTAATTGATAGCTGGAATAATATCAAAAAGTATAAGGACGTTTATGGGGCGTTCTTTATATTTGATGAGGATCGTGTTACGGGAAAAGGTACTTGGGTTAAAACATTTCTAAATATCGCTCGTAAGAACCAATGGATAATCCTTTCAGCAACACCGGGGGATACTTGGGAGCAGTATATTCCGGTATTTATTGCCAATGGGTTCTACAAAAACAAAACTGAGTTTACTAGAGAACACATTATATATTCTCGCTTCACAAAGTATCCGAAGATTGAAAGGTACGTCAATACTGGTCGACTCATAAAGTTACGAAACCAGATCCTTATTGATATGGACTTTTCACGTAAAACGATTCCACATCATGAAGATGTATATGTAAAGTATGATATTTCAAAGTATAAAGAGGCTATGAGGACTCGCTGGGATCCGTTTAAGGATGAACCAATCCAGCAAGCAGCTGGACTTTGTTATGTGCTCCGACGTATCGTGAACGAGGACGAGTCTAGACAGGTCGCTCTGATTGAACTTGCTGAGAAGCATCCTAAGATGATCGTATTCTATAACTATGATTACGAGCTTGATATTTTGAAAGGATTATATTATGGGCCGAATACAAGAATTGCTGAATGGAATGGACATAAGCATCAACCAGTACCAGAAGGAAATGCTTGGGTATATCTTGTAAACTATGGAGCTGGGGCGGAAGGATGGAACTGCATCCGAACTGACACCATTGTATTTTATTCCCAGACATACAGCTATAAGACGCTATCTCAAGCAGCAGGGCGTATTGATCGTCTCAATACTCCGTACCAGGATTTATATTATTACCATTTTAAGTCTCGTTCCGGAATCGACCTGGCGATCAGCAAAGCTTTAAACGAGAAGAAACAATTTAATGAGACCCGTTGGGTTAAATGGTGAAAAAATATGAATGACTTGAAAAAATTTAAGGTATTCTATTTCTTAGATGGCGATCATCAGGGTATCGATGAACCGCGAAGGAAATGGGAATTAATTATGGCAAGAAATGAAGATGAGGCCGAGAGATTGTTCAAAATTTTGTATTATTTAGGGCTATCCGACAACATAGTATCCTTCGGATGGGTCGAGGAGGTGGTGCCTTAATGCAAAAACCGGATTTTATTCCTACCGTTGCACCTATGTAGTTATGCCCCTCAACGGGGGTTCGCTAAATAAACATGCTCCTTTATGAAAGGAGTTGATACTATGTATCTTGATAGTTACGATCACTTAGTATTGAATACCGCTGCTAAAATTATTAGCACTGAGGCTGACGTGTCTTTAACGAAAGCAAAGGTCATGCTTTTTAATGCTATTGATGATCCGGAATTCAAGAAATTTGTGATTGACCTTGGCAAGAGACAGGGATTTATTCCGAATAAATGAAAAAAGTTTAGGACATCTGAAACATGGTGTCCTATTCTTTTATATTTATCGTCGCTAAATAAACATGCTCCTTTATGAAAGGAGTGACGAAAAATGTCATATTTTAAACAAACATTTTTGCTTAATCGGAAGGAGAAAAAGCAGGTTTCTGAAATGAGCGGAAAGATCATGTTATGGATTTTGGAAGGACAAAGCATCGGATATATGTCCGAAAAGTTGCATCTAAGTCCACAGCAGATCGAAACCAATATTAACGAAATGCTGTTTATTCTCAAAGAGCATGTTGGAAAAAGACGATTTTTCAAGATACTACTTGCAAAGTAAAAGATTTAGGACATCTGAAACATGGTGTCCTATTCTTTTATATTTTGAAAGGAGGAAACACTATGGATTTCACCAAACCAATTTATGGAGAAGTTGAGGGATTTATTGACGCCACTGCTGCTAAGGCATATTTCAAAAGTCATGGAATCGAATATACGGAGCAAGTTGAAGACGGATACTATGTCGGTAGCTTCTATACTTTTAAATTTCCGACAATGACCGAAGAGCAGTTTAAAGAAGCAGATGACCATACGCAAGTTCTGTTTTATCAGTAAATATTGGTAATCACGATAAATACGCCTAAATGCAACTATTAATGTTTGAAAGGAAAAACTTATGACTGAATTTGAGTATTATTGGGAAAAAGCCGAATTCCAAGATCCCGTTTCTCATCGTGCGTATGTCGAAAACTATAAGAAGGGTATCCGCGATTCTATTGCATTTGATGAACAATATCAGAAGGAAGCGGAAGAAGAATTAAAGAAGGAAAATCTTTCTGAAAAAAGCATCCAATTTGAAGACGATGGCATGGGATTCACAATTAACGGCAAACGATTTGATATGAGGGAATTTCTTGGAAAGGACGATAAGTAAGTGATCTCGACTATTATATTTTGTTTATGTTTGCTTGTAGCCATTTGGTTTACAGTCATTACTGTAGTTCGAGCATGCTATAAGCTGGCCTTAGGTTATCAGTTTTTTGTTTTGGCTGCAGCATGGACTGGAGTTATCACACATCTTATGCACATTTGGTGAAAGGAGTTATATATGATTAGAACCGAAAATTGGTGTGGGTATGATATCCGCTTTGTCGAGATCGACGGCGAATGGTGGGCTATCCTGAAGGATATTTGTGATGCACTGAAACTGAGAACCGATGGCATTGCTCAACGACTAAGCCCTGATATGCTCGAAAGAGTATTAGTCGATACATCTAAGATCGGTTCAAACGATGTTAGATCTAACCCCAGTTCAAATGGGGATAGATATGATCATCGACCCGTAAAATCCATTGACAAGGGCATGATCGGCAAAGATATCGGAAGACGTCCCGGCGATAATAAGACTCGTTGGATGCTGGCGGTGAATGAGCTGGGCATTTACGAGGCTCTATTCGCTAGCAGACGGTTAGAAGCTCGTAAGTTCCGCATGTGGGCAGGAACAGTAATGCAAAAGCTCCGTTCTAAAGTAGGTCTCCGGCAGTATGAGGTCATGCGAATGACTGAACCAGAGATCCAGGAAGATATTGACCACATTCTTGATACTTTGTATTGGGATGAGGAAAGAAAGTGCGTGATGCAGTCTGTGACTGTTCAGGGCGGAGATGTTGAACAAGTACCTTTTGTGCAGTGATATTTGAAAAGGGGAAATAAAAAATGAAAATTAAAAAGCAGATCATTAACTCTGAAGATATTTGTAAAGAGGTACTGACTAAGGTTTTTGGCGATGATACAGTATTTGACATTGATGAATACGACACATATTGCACGCTTATTGAGGAAACTCTTTTGCTTTTGAAGGAGGAAGAGAAATGACCGAAAAAGAACGAATCGTTGAGGTTCTTGATGCGATCGAGAATGGGATGTGCAAAGTAGCCGAAACGCGTGATATTTGGCAGAATGATCTGATTTATGCGCTGTGTGAAGGCGAGAGAATTCTGCTGACAGCCAGGTTAAAAGAACTTAATAAGAGGAAACCCTAATGCTCGATACACTAAAACGGGGAGTATCTGCTGGATATCTAATTGGATTGTCAGCATATATTTACGGCTCCTGCGAAAACAAAATCATAGGCGCCTTTCTCTTCGGGCTTGGGCTGCTGACCATCTGCACGTTCAAGCTAAATCTCTTTACTGGTAAAATTGGTGAAGGAAAGCTTGGCGAGTGCTTATTGATATTTGCAGCGAATGCTCTTGGAATCTTTATTGCAGTATATCTGCTTAAATGGCCGCCATGGTACATATCTGCTGGATTGGCTTGCGGAACTTTAATGCAGATGGGCGTAGCATTATATTCCAAACATCCATGGGCCACAGTTATGTGCGTTGTAGCATTTTTGCTGTCAGGAGCAAATCATTGCATTGCTATGCTATATAATGCGGAATTCAATTCTGTAGATTGGTGGTGCATATTCTCATTGGCAGTTATCGGAAACATTGTTGGAGCCAAACTTATTGCGTTTGGTGGGGTTGTTAAGGAGGTTAAATAATGAATGGTGACGGTTACAAGGAAGTATATTTCGATCAGTATTGCCAAAAATGCAAATACGAGAAGCTGGAAGAAACAAAAGATCCGTGTTATCACTGTTTAGCATATCCGAGCAATTCTTACTCCCATAAACCAGTTCATTTTAAGGAGAAAGAATCATGACACCTGAGGAGTTGTATTTAGAGAACAGCAAACTTATATTTGGTGTTTTGAAAAGGAAATATCCATGGGCTTTGAATGACGATGACTTCCAGCAGATTGCTCGGATTGGTCTATGGATTGCTTGCACAACTTTTAATGGCGATCTTGGTACATTTTCTACATACGCCGGAAGGTGTATTGATAACGAGATAAAAAGCGAAATACGCAACTCAAAAGCATGGCGACGAAATCCAGAGCGAGCGGGTTTTGCTGAGGTGCCTTTAGATGCTCCTGGTAGAAATAAGAGAAAAAATGAAGATGCCGCTCCTATCAGTGAGTCTGTTCCAGGCGATCTTGATGTTCCATTCATTGACATCGAGGGCTTTTGGAAAAGTCTCACCGAAGAAGAAAAAACGATCGTTCACTGCTTGGTTAATGGCAAACTTAAAAAAGATGTGGCGAATCTTCTTGGTATCACCCGTTACAAACTAGGTAAAAGGCTTGAGCCAATACGTCAAAAATTTGAGGATTATATTTGAGAGAGGAGGTGTTCCGAATTACTCCAGAAGAGTTGTATTTAGAAAACCAGAATTTGGTGCGATATGTCATCAATCGCTGCTATCCCACGCATCGGTTCGATGATGATATTTTGCAGGAGGGTCGAATTGGGTTATGGAAGGCTTGCTTGGCGTATGATGCAGATACCAATATAAAGTTTTCTACATACGCATTCAAGTGCATCTATAATGCCATTGGAATGGCTCTTCGTTCGATCATGCGGCAACCTCCTACAGTATCGTTGTATGCTCCGATCTCTGATTATGATGGAACAGAAACATATTTGGAAGATGTTCTTGCTGGAGAAATGGAGATTGACCTTCCTGAGTATGATTATCTCATGCAGGATTTCTCGAAATTGGAACGTAAGATGTGCGAACTAAAGCTTCTTGGCTTGTCTCAGGCAGATATAGCAAGAAAACTGGGATATTCTAGGGCAAACGTCTGCCGCACCTTTAAGCGAATACAAAAGAAGTTGCTTGACAAACTCGAAGAAAGCTAGGACTTATATTTGAAAGGAGTCTAGTATGGCCTTGAATAGGTATGAAGCACTTGATTTGATGCATAGGCGCAGGCTTCAGATCTTGGTGCATAGCGTTATCTATTACCGATTCAACGATAGTCTTATATCCGATCAGACGTGGTCTAAATGGGCGTTGGAATTAGAGACGCTTCAAAAGAAATATCCGGAAATCGCCGAAATGCTTCCGTGGTCTGATGAATTCAGAGACTTTAATCATTCTACAGGCTATAATCTGCCACTTAACGATCCATGGGCGATTGGGACTGCTAGGCAGCTACTGTCTATGAAGTATAAACATGCGTTTTGAAAGGAGCGTAAGTATGAAAACTAGGCATGACGAAAGGCTTATTTATGTTAAGATTGTAAGTAAGGAGGAAAAGTGATGTCTACAATTTATTCCATGCCTCGGCAATCTGGAAAGACTGCTATGCTTATTAAAAGGTCTTCTGAAACTGGAATGACAATTGTTGTTCCGACTATGGCTATGCGAGATGAAGTGAAAAAAGAGGCTTTTGATCTTGGCCTCAATATTCCAGATCCTATCACAATCCGGCAGTTTATCGCAACCATCTACAATGATCACATGATGCATAAGAAGTCATATTTGATCGACGAGCTTCAGCTGGCTCTGAGAATTATGGGTGTTGATGCCGCTACTGTCGACTGTGATTCTGTTAAGGAGGACTTCGAATGACCGTGTTGGATTATATTTGCATCGGCACCCTTATTATCACTATGCTCATTGGAATTGGCTGTGCAGCTTATGCACTGCTCTATAAATAAGGAGGAAATAAAGATGGTCCCCATTGTTTTGTTTGCCATTATCGGCAGCGTGATTAACCCCGGTGTGATCTATTGGGTATTTTTTGGCTTATACTGCATTTGGACCTTTTTGAAATTGGTGTCTGATTTAGGAGAATAAAATAATGCCTGATATTTTTGTGACCTGGTATGACAATTATGGCGGTTTACACGATTCGCCGGTATATTTTGTTGATTCAGTTAGGGATCGTTTTCTTGTTGTGGATGAAGACAAGAATTTCTATTGGGTATCAACTGGTAATTGTCAACTTATGAAGCAAACAAAGCGTTAGACATAATCATATTCTGAAAGGAGAATAGTAAAAATGGGTCTTGCTAAGAAGTGCGATCGATGCGGGATTTATTATGAGCAGCGAAACATACTTTTTAAGAATCAATGGATCAACGGAATTATGCTGGTTGATCGAAAGGCCAACAACGAATCTCAGTTTGGTCGTGTGAATATGGATCTTTGTCTGAAATGTCTCAATAGCCTTGTGGACTGGTTAGCTTATGATGAAAAGGAGAATAAAGATGATCAAACTTGATGTGTGTGAATATTGTCACGGCTGCTTGGAGTTTGAGCCGTATGTGGCTGAAAGACCGGATTTGTTTCATACATTAAATGGGGATTGCATTTGTGGTGATACCGTTGTCGAATGCGAGAATCGCCGAAAATGCGAAGTTATTTATAATCATTTTAAGAAGAATGAGGCCGATTCGTAAAAAATACAAAGTATATTATGAGAAGGAAGTAGCAGAAGTGAGTCCTAGGTGAGAGCCCTAGCAGCTGAGATGCTGTCACATAAGAAATAAGACCGAGCGACTCTCGGGTCGGAAATGAACGGCACAAGACTACACCTTCTAAAAAGAAAGAGGCTCTGTCACTATGACGGGGTCTCTTCCTTTTTTCTTTCTCGCGAAAAATGCAAAGAATACTATGAGAGAATGGGAGAAATTCAGTACCAATTATATTGGGAAAAAAGCCGAGGTTATAACCTTTGCGGCATCGAAAAGTCGCACGTTCTCTCTTTATTTTTGAAAGGAGAATAGTAAAAATGGGTCTTGCTAAGAAGTGTGATCGATGCGGAAAATTGTACGAACATTATCCGAAAGGTAATAAATCACAAAGCAACGCAATAAGAAAAATTCAAACAGATGCTTTCGGCGGAACAGTTAATGCTTATAGCGAGTGGATGATGGATTTATGCCAGGAATGCATGGATGAGTTTGAAAAGTTCATGACCCCTAAGCATAAGGAGGAGAAAAATGCTGAAAATTGAAAACACCGAAGTAATGGGTTGGGAAGCAGCCATCAGAGGAATGCGAAATCCTATGAACTCGTGGGAGAAGAGTGATAGCTTCTTATGCCGGGAGGTTGAAGATGGAACATGTCCGGAAGATTGTTCGTTCAGAGGAAAGTGTCCTGTTTATGGAACTGAAGATTTCTTTGTTCTAGGCGACAATGACTACGACCTCATGACTCGTCTTCGCAACGCCGGAACAGATCATCGTAAGTTCATGCGGATGATTACCGTATATCTTGATATTACTGCTCCGCTTTACTGGTGGAAAGAATTCGACACATACAAGGTTGGTACGGTTGCCAACTCTTGTAGCACGATGCATAAGATCGCAGATAAGGAATTCGAAGAAAGCGATTTTTCCACAGAACATCTTTTCGATGCGGAAAGTAAGGATGTAGAATTCCCAATTATTCATGGTGAGGAGCATTCACCAATCTGGTCTTTGAATATGACCATAAAGACGCTTAACTTTTATAGAAAAAAGTATCTCGAAACCAAGACCAAGCCTATGAAGGAAGAGGCAAAGCGAGTCCCACTGATTAAAGCATACTGGTGGCAGATGATCCAGCTCCTTCCAAGCTCTTACAACCAAAGACGGACGGTCATGCTAAACTACGAGGTTCTGGCGAATATTTATAAGAGTAGAAAAGGTCATCGTTTAGACGAATGGCGTGAGTTTTGTAAGTGGATCGAGAGTCTGCCTTATTCTGAGTTGATTACAGGTGAAAAGAAATAACAGATATTTGCGTGTCGCGAAAATAACATTTCTTTTTATAGAAATAAATAAAGGAGAGTGAATTATTATGAAAATTTACGTAAAAGCAATCATGGACGAAGATGTATTTGATGAATTGCGCAGTTATCCAGAAAAAAGGGTTACTATTATTGAAAGAAGTCCTATGGAGACAGAAACTCTAATAGCAAAAGAAATATGGAATATAGCTGCTAAATCACCAGAATACGGAAATGCACTTATGGATTTGCTTGGGGAAGAAATTTATAACAAAATAATGATTCTTCAAAGAGAGTAATAAGAGTAATGGACCAAACTAAAAAATAGTTTGGTCTTTTCTTTTTTTATTGTTGCATGAAAGGAGAAAAAAATAATGATGCTCTCATGTAATAGATTCGCTTTGGTTCCGCATCTATGCTCTGAGTGCAAGTATTATATTTGGCTAGAAGGGTATAGAAGAGCCGAAGTTTGGCACAGATTCGCAGACAGGTATATTGTAGAAAATATCTGTAAAAGTTGCCTGACAAAGTTTGATGTCGGAAAGGAGAAAAATAATGGCATTGTTGAATGATATCACGATTAAGAAAGAGCTCAGGCTATGCAAAGTCGGTGAAGAGTTTGGATATTTCCATTGCTGGGAGCAGTATGGTGACGTAATTTTCCCGGGTTTAACAGTCGGCTCTAATCCTGGTGGTCAATATTCACGAGTGTTTGGTATCGTTGAATTCGACGACCGAGTTACGCGTATCGAGCCATCCAAAATCAAGTTCGTTGATGAGGTTCATGATTTTCTGAGTGTATATTCCGAGATGGATGCCAGAAAGGAGAAAAAATAATGGATAAATGCCCAATTTGTGAGTACCAGTTGGATCAATGTCAATGCATTTATGCTGGAAATGCACATCCAGATCGAAGTAAGCGTATACGAGTTATTCTTGATCATTTGTTTATTCTGTCTGAATCTCAGCTAAGGCATGTTATTGAGCTTGAGCGGTGGTGGAATATATCATATACCGACCCAGAACTCACTGAAATTTGTACCCAGATTAATATCAGGAATGGAGGTCTATAATGTCTGATAAAGTAAAAGAAACCTTATGTTCTTTCTGCTCTCATCGAGAAGTATGTGTTTATAAGCAGGATTTCTTTGATGCTATCCGGACAATTAAAAATATGTCTGTAATTAGAAACGCTCCTGATGAAAAAATCACATCCAAGAAAATAACAGATTATGATTTTATTAGTGAAATTACCATTAACTGTAAATATTATCAAGCCTTGGGACTACAGAGAAGAACTTCTGAATAAAGAGGTTAAATAATCTTCTTTACATTGTCCTTATCGTCTTAGCACATAGCCCATCGTTCCAAGCCCGGTATCAATGGGTTACTTGAAAGGGGAAAAATAATGTCCAAGTATACTAAGCATTTCATCGTATTTTCTCAAGAAGAACTTGATAAGATTAAAAATGGAGGAGTTGTAGTAATCGACGATTTTCCTTGGTTCAAGGAAGGGCCTTTTGATGTCTACTGTGTTTCCGAGGAGTGGATGCGAGAATTTGACAGCAATGAAAATTTGCCTTAATTCGCGAAAAAAGCAATCTCCTTTACGAAAGGAGTGGTGTTTATGAAATATATTTATATTGTATTTTACAGTCGAGAGCATCCGTATGATCATTATGATTGCATTACAGATTGTATTGCTAAAATCTTTAAAACTGAGGAAAAAGCAATAAAACATTGTGAATCCTTAGGTAAAAAAGACGAGAAATATAATTGGTATGAATCTTATCAAGAAGAATATGACTGTATGGATGAGTTAGTGGAATACAGATATAGGTATGTTATTAGAAAATATTCTATAACAGAATAGAATAAGAGATAAGTACTCAGCGTAATTTACGTTGGGTCTTATCTTTTATATTCGCGAAAATAGCACTCCGTATTATGAGAAGAAATAAGGACGTTGTAGCGTCGAAAGCTCGTTGGGCGAGCCGTTTATATTAAACGAAGCTAACGTTAAATCGGTCGGAAGAGAACACAGATAAGTTCAATCCCTGGAGTGGAAAATAGGTGACGCAGCCGATCATCCTTACTTTTTCTTTTAACTTTTGAAATAAACCTATTCTCTTTTATATTCGCGAAATCCACATGTTGTATTATGAGAGAAGTAACAAGTATGAGGAAATCCCGCTCAGGAAGAAACCTGTCTGGACACGAGCTGATTAAATTCAGATGAAAGGAATGTGCCAGTTCAGAGGTGGTTCGAGTCCACCCGGCTCGCCTTCTCTTTTTTCTTTTATATTCGCGAAATTTACATGGTGTATTATGAAAGAATAGACAAATAGTAAATCGACAGCAACGAAAGTTGTATGCAATGTATGCTATTGGTAATACGATCAGCATCGTAAAGAAATACCAGATTAATATTAATCTGAAGGTAGAATCTGTATACGAGATTCCGAAAGCCTTGGAGATCGATCTATTCTTTTAAGAGAAAAACAAATTCTCTTTTCTTTTTTTATTTATTTTTGAAAGGAAAATCGAATATGAAAAATAAGACGTGTATGACCTGTGACCATAGTGGTCTTCCTCTCTTTGAAGATCCTTGTCACGACTGCTATGCCACGGAAGATGGAAGTTTTTCTGGATGGGAAGTTAAGTCTGACTTAATGGACCCCGAAGCATTCAAAAACGAGATGAATGAATTGGCAACATCAAGCAGCTGGGATAAGGAAGATTGTCATAGACGAATGGATGCTCTAATGTGTGAAGTGCTTAGAAGTATTGGCTATGACGATGGCATTGATATTTTTGAAGCAACAAGTAAGTGGTATGCTTGAAAGGAGTACGTATGATTAAACGTTATAAAAAGTGGAAGAACTGGAAAAAGTATAACACCAATGGCCGGTTCTATCAATTTCTCGTACTTATTGGGTTAGCGCATAGCCCGACCTTTGAGGTGTGGTACTATGACGTTGGATCTTATGTGGTCAATGGATTTGCAAATAGTATCAGCTATGATGAGGGCATTGATATTTTCGAAAAAGATGAGGGACGATGTCGGGCAGAATAACGGGGCAAAACGACAGATCGTATATCGCGACTACTATTCAAATAGGGATATTTATTTTTAGCGAAAAAAACACCTTCTATAATGAAAGGAGTTGATTTAACATAACTGTTAAAGATTGGCTGGCAAAACCGGTTAGGATGAGGGCAATCGGAATCCAAGAGAAACGACCGAGGTTGTACTGTAATGATGGATATTCTGTTTCGGTGCAAGCTAGCGAGTTTCATTACTGCTCTCCGCGACTTAACGGATTGCAGGACTATGAACGCGTTGAGCTTGGATTCCCGAGTATGGAGGACGAGCTCATTAACGAGTACGCCGATGGCGGCGATGACTATACGGATACCGTTTATGGCTACGTACCTATCGAAATTGTCGAAAAGCTTATCGAAAAGCATGGAGGAATCAAAACTTAAAAAGTTTAGGAGACTTGGTAAAAACTAGGTCTCCTATTCTTTTATATTTTGAAAGGGGGCAGTTAAAAATGAATCCTTCTATGGATTGGCGTATAAATAACGCAATCGCAAAATCTCGTATTGTTGCCAGCGCATTTAGGTCATCAGAATTTCTTTTCGGTATCACCGGTCCGTTGCTTAAAGCCGTAGACGATATGCTTGAGTGGTTCTTTGACCACAAAAAGTATATGAGCTATGATGCACAAGTTGCGTATCTTGTTAAGGTCGCAAAAATGCAAGCTGATATTGAATTCTACCAGGGGATCCATGAAAGCTTGTATGAGGAGGGAGGTCGCTATGCATAAATTCATCGCAAGATATCGCAAATGGCGAAACTGGAGACGGTATTCGCATTTCAACTGGTTCCAAAAGCTCTTGGTCTTATTCGGGCTTAAGAAGAGCCAGCATTTCGACGAGTGGAGGTATTAAACATATGTCTTCTCGATCTAAGAAAGGCCCTAAGCCAAAAGTTCTTAATGTTGCTCAAGCAAAGAGTCAGGCAGTAAAAAACACAATGATACTGGTTGAGTACGTACTTCAGTCTAAACACGGTTTCAGCAAGAATGATATTTTGGAGTTTCTCTCTAATATGTCCTATACTGCTGAAGCCATTAATGAAGGACGACTAAATCTAAAAGACATTGAAAAAGCAAACAAAGAAGAGGTTGAGGTGACATTATATTCATCTAACCTCGGAGAACAAGTGGAGGACTAATTTATGAAAAAGAAAGCCAAACAGGTAATATCCATTGCTGCAGTAAGTGCACTTATCGGAATGTATATTTGCATTCTGGTGTTAGTGACGCTCAATGTTGCATATGCAGAGCCCTATAAGGGTACGTACGGCACGTCTTATGAGGAGCGTGCGATTATTCAGATCTGTGAGAAAAATCGCGTAGCGGCCTCTGTAGAGCCTTCTAGAGTATATTTTGACGTGCCTTTGGATAAAGATCTGCAGAATCACATTATGGATATTTGTGAGGAGCGAGATATTGACCCTCGTGTGGCGTTTGCTATGATTAAATGTGAGTCTGGGTTCCGTGCTGAGGCCACTGGCGATAGCGGTAATTCTCTTGGCCTTATGCAGATTCAACCCAGGTGGCATTATGCTCGTATGGAGAGACTCGGGTGCGATAATCTACTTGATCCGTATCAGAATGTGACTGTGGGTCTTGACCTGTTTGGTGATCTGCTTAAGCATTATGGAAATGTTGAGCATGCATTGATGGCTTATAATGGCGGCGGGTCTTATGCAAATGAGATGATTGCTGCTGGACAAATTAGTACATATGCGGCCAGAGTGCTTGAGTGTGCGGAGGGTCTATGACAGAATTAGAGTATTATATTGATCGTAAGATCTGCATGCTCAGAGAAGAGTTCTTATTAGAACTTACAGACGATGATATTTGCAGACTCGAAAAGTGTAAAACTGAATATGAAGCCGATCGAGTCGGAAGAGCAATTATTAATCGCGAATGGGCAGATTGGTATTAATCGTCGCGTAAAAAACATGCTCCTTTATGAAAAGGAGTGATATAAATATGATTACACTTATATGTGCATACCTAATTATGGGTGTGGTGCTGTACTTATTGGTGGATTTTGGCAACATCACTGAAGGTATTAAGAATAAAGAATATTCTGTGCTTTCGGTGATTGCCAGATTTATCATTATGGGCTTTGCAACACCCGTGATGCTAGTATATGGCATTGTTGAGTGTATGGTTGATTACTCATCAGCTAAATAAAGGGGGTTTCGCGCCCTCTTTATTTTTGAAAGGAGATTACATATGATTCTTGTTATTCTTATCCTCGGCATTCTTATGGCCGTTGGCGGCACAATTTTATATTGTAAGCTAGATGACGATAAAGACACTATTGGCACATCACTCCAAATTACTGGCGCCATTATAATTATGATCTCAGTTATAGTGTCAATTATATTATTTATATATGTAATCGATCGAGTGGGAATCGAAAAAAAGATCACCATGTATGAGGAGGAAAATACTAAGATCGAACAGCAAATTGCAGATGTTGTAACGCAGTATCAGGAGTATGAAACTGGTATTTTCACAGAAGTAGCCCCAGAAAGCGCTATGACACTTGTTGCTCTTTATCCAGAACTTAAATCGGATACCCTTGTCCAGTCTCAGATTGAAGTCTATGCTGATAACAATAAACAAATAAAAGAACTTAAATGCAAGGCTATTAACGCATCTGTCATTCGTTGGTGGCTATATTTTGGAAAGTGAGGAATTACATATGGAGCTTAAGGATTCTGGAAATAGGCGCCAGTTTGAATCTGGTGCAGTGCGTGATATTTGTGAAGGCAAGGGTCGGTGTGATTTATTGCCGCTTGATGTGGTCGGAGAATTTATGTCTGATCCTATTTTTGCAGCATTGAACCGTTTTCAGGAGAAAGATACTGTGGAATCTCTTTATGCCGCTCTTTCCATGGCTTCTGAAAAGATATTTGGAAGTGATGCTAATATGGTTCTTGAGGTGGCTAAGCACTTCGAGGATGGCGCTAGAAAATATGGAGATAATAACTGGCGTCGTGGGATTCCTGTCCATTGCTACATTGATAGTGCTACTCGTCATTATCTGAAGTGGCTTCGTGGAGATGTGGACGAGCCTCACGATCGTGCATTCTGTTGGAATGTCATGTGCGCTATTTGGACAGTGATCCACCATCCTGAGCTGGATGAGTATAGGCTTGCTGATTTAGGCGAGGCGGCCAATTGATATTTTGATCATGCTATTTTTAAAGAGGAGAGTTCGGGGAAACTTGGACTCTTCTTTTTATCGTGTGAGAAGCAGAAGAAATGCTCTTGGAGATATCCTTGTGGCAAATAAAAGATTAGGAGGTCTGAAGCACGGCCTCCTATTTTTGTGTGATGAGAAAGGGGCTATGACTATATTTTGGAAGGACAGAAGAAAAGGGGAAGACCTCCGAAGCCGGATGCTAAAAGACGTAAAATTAGTGTCAGAGTGAAGTGTACGGACGTAGAAATGCTTGACTTTTTGATGAGAGAAAAAGATATGACTCCGACTGAAGTATTTGAATTAGGGCTTAGAATGGCCTACAATTTAAAGAAATATACATGAATTATTGTCGGACAAAAAATCAAATTAGAATTATTGTCGGACAAAAAATCAAATGCCGGTTTTCCGATTTGATGAATTATTGTCGGACAAAAAATCGATTTTGGGGCATTTTTGAGCATTTTTACACACTTTTTGCGTTTTTTACCCATTTTATATTAATAGGCGCGAATTTACTATAGTAAATATTGCTATATTAATATAGTTTCTACAAATTTTTTCAAAACTGAATTATTGTCGGACAAAAAATATTTGATCGTTTAGAAAGGAGCTTTTATGAAAAAAACAAAAGATCACGCAGTGTTCGACGAATTTACAAAGATGTGCCCATGGGCGGTTGGAAAAGTTGTTCATTGGAATTCAAGTGACGTTGGAGAGATTATCGTGGAGCTTGATGATGGTAGTGTTATTCAGTATGATAAGATTATTAAGACTTGGCGATTTGCCAGAAATTTACAAGAGCTCAAAGATCTTAGAACTCCAACCAACGAAGAAGAATGGAAGCAAGAGTTCTCTTGGAGATTATATCGTAAGATGGTAAGTAAAGGACTTAGTCAAGATGATTTGGCGTTTGAAGCAGATATTTCGCCTGCTTCTATTACAAAGTATATGAACGGTACTTCAGTTCCAAGTGCATATAATCTTTTAAAGATTGCAAAGGCTATGCATTTGTCTATTGAGGACTTTGCTAAGATTATCTGCCTCAATTGATTATATTTTGGTACTTCTAGAGTTCGCGAAAAAAACATGGACTGTTATGAAGAGAGAAGATGTGCTACATCATTTTCTCTTTTATTTTTAAGAAAGGAGGCCTATCAATGCTGGAGAGCAAATTTCAAGCAAGGTTAATTAAGGAAATTAAAGAGAATCTTCCTGGTTGCATCATTATGAAGACGGATCCAAATTATATTCAGGGAATTCCGGACCTGATAATCCTACATAAGAATAAGTGGGCTTCCTTAGAAAACAAAAGAAGCGTGAATGCTAAGAAGCAGCCCAACCAGCAATATTATGTGGACAAGATGAATGAAATGTCGTTTTCTAGATTTATCTGTCCTGAGAATAAGGAGGAAGTGTTGAGTGATCTTTACAAGGCATTCGAATCTTGAGGGCCTTCACGCACCATTCGGAGCCAGTCAGTCCGCTTGGCTTCGTTATGACGATGAGAAAATTCTAAGTGTATATTCTAGCATGAAGGCTAAGGAGATGGGGTCACGACTCCATGCCTGGGCAAAAGAAACCATAGACTTGGGAATTAAGCAACCTCGATCCAAAAAGACCATTTATTCATATGTTAACGATGCAATTGGTTTTAAGATGGACACCGAGGTTGTTTTATTTTATTCTCCAAGATTCTTTGGCACTGCTGACGCTATTTGCTTCAGAAACGGCATTCTTAGAATCCATGACCTTAAAACCGGAAAGGCTGCTGTACATATTGAGCAGCTCATGATTTATGCAGCTCTTTTTTGTTTGGAATACAAAGTTAAGCCTTCGGATATTGAAGTTGAACTTCGCATTTACCAAAACGATGAGGTTCTTTATCATCGTCCGCAGCCAGATGAAATCACCGCGATTATGGACCGAATTATATATTTGGACAAGTTGCTAGAAAAAATAGACTACAAGGAGGTCTGATACTATGAACCCCATAGCTGAGGAAATGAACGATATTCTGATTCACTATGGTATGCCGCGTCGTAGCGGAAGGTATCCATGGGGTTCTGGCGAGGACCCGTACCAACACGAAAAAGATTTTCTTGGACGCATCGAGGAACTTAAGAAGAGTGGATGGACTGAGACTCCAGAAAATATTAAAAAAGAGTTTGGTTTGACCACCACGCAGTATCGTGCACAAAAAGGAATAGCAAAAGATGAGCGTCGAATGCTTAGAGTGTCTCGAGCAAAGGCCTTGAAAGAAGACGGTCTTGGTGACAGTGAGATTGCAAGAAAGATGTCTCAAGAACTCGGCATCGATCTTAATGAATCAACTGTTCGTTCATGGCTTAATGCTAAATCTGAGAGCCGAATGAAGCAGGCTCGTGATACTGCAGAGTTTATCAAAAAGCGCATCAATGAAGAGGGAATGATCGATGTTGGCGCTGGTGTTGCCATGGAGCTTAACATATCAAAGGAAAAACTTGATCAGGCTCTTGAAATTTTGAAGAGTGAAGGCTATCCTGTTTATGGCGGTAGAGTTCCTCAGGCAACTAATCCGAGTCAAAAGACTACGATTAAAGTTGTTTGTCCTCCTGGAACAGAGCATAAGGAAATCTACAATTATGAGAATGTCCATTCCTTGAATGACTATATTTCTCGTGATGGCGGTGACAGTTACGAAAAAAAGTTCCATTATCCCGAGAGTATGGACTCTAAGCGTCTTATGATTCGCTATAAAGAGGATGGTGGTATTGAGAAAGATGGAGTTATTGAACTTCGAAGAGGAGTTCCTGATCTGTCGCTTGGCGAAAGTCGATATTCTCAGGTTCGCATTCTTGTTGATGGTGATCGCTATCTGAAAGGTATGGCATTGTATTCTGATGACATGCCGGATGGTGTGGATGTAATTTTTAACACCAACAAGTCTAAAGATGTTCCGATGCGTGACGTCTTGAAGAAAATTAAGGATGATCCGGACAATCCGTTTGGTTCGGCCATTAAAGATGCCACTCAAGGCGGGCAATATTGGTATGATCCAAAAACTGGAGAACGAGTTAGCGCAAATACAAAAGGTGCAAAGCTTGGTCTTATTAACAAGCGAGCTGATGAAGGCGACTGGACTGAGTGGAAAGATAAGCTTCCTTCTCAGTTCCTTGCAAAACAGTCTCAGTCTATGGCTAAGAAACAGCTTGGCATTGCGATTGCAGATAAGACCGATGAGTATAATGAAATCGTATCTTTAACCAACCCCACTATTAAAAAGCATCTTCTCATGAAGTTTGCTGATGAGTGCGATTCTGCAGCGGTTCATCTTCAGGCAGCAGCACTTCCTGGTCAGAAGTATCATGTCATTATTCCGGTCACTTCTATGAAGGATACAGAGGTGTATGCGCCAAACTATGAGAATGGAACCAAGCTGGCTCTTATTCGTTATCCTCATGGTGGAACGTTTGAAATCCCTATCCTGACTGTCAATAATAAGCAGGCTCAGGCCAAGAAGCTTATTGGTACCGATTCTATTGATGCTGTTGGTATTAATAGTAAGGTTGCCGAGCGACTGTCTGGTGCTGACTTTGATGGTGATACCGTCATGTGTATTCCTACTCATGACAAAGGTGGTAAGGTTAGAATCATTTCTACACCTCCGTTAAAGGGCCTTGAAGGATTTGATCCTAAAACCGAGTACCCCGAACGTAAGGGTATGAAGTATATGAAAGACCCCATTACCGGAAAGGATAGTACTCAGATGCAGATGGGCATTATCTCGAATCTGATCACAGACATGACCCTCAAAGGGGCAAATGATGATGAACTTGCTCGGGCAGTTCGGCACAGCATGGTTGTTATTGATGCTGGTAAGCATAAGCTCGATTATAAGCAGAGCGAGATAGATAACAATATTGCAGGCCTTAAAAAGAAGTACCAAACAACCATTGATGCTGACGGAAAAGTACATACTGGTGGCGCATCCACTCTATTGTCTCGTAGCAAGGGTGAAGTGTCTGTTCTTAAGCGTCAGGGTAGCCCCAAAATTAACCAAAAAGGTAAGGATTGGTATGACCCCAGCAAGCCCGAAGGCTCCTTAGTATACCAGGTTGCTGATGATGTGGACTACCAGGTGCCCAAGGTGGACCGCCGTACCGGTGAGGTTACCATGGAGACCAAGCATCGTACTCAGCGTAGCACTCGCATGGCCGAGACCAGTGATGCTAGGACTCTTATCTCTGATGCCAACACTAAGATGGAGCATATCTATGCCGATTATGCCAACACCATGAAGGGGCTTGCTAATAAGGCTAGACTGGAGGCCGTGTCTACTGGAAAAATTGCATACTCCAAGACTGCCAAGCAGACCTATGCTCCTGAAGTGGAGTCTTTGAATGAGAAACTTCGGATTGCTCTTATGAATGCGCCCCGAGAGAGACAGGCACAGCTTCGCACCAGTGCAGAAGTCAATGCTAAGATCCAGAAGGCTAAAGATGAGGGGCGTGAGCTTAAAAAAGATGAGGTTAAGAAAGCAAGCCAGCAGGCTCTTACTAAATATAGAACTAGCGTAAATTCTGTATCTAGAAGAGATCGGTCTATTAAGATTACGGATCGTGAATGGGATGCTATTCAAGCTGGAGCTGTTAGCGAGAATACTCTTAAGAAGATTCTTAATAATGCTGACATTGATGAACTTCGTCAAAGAGCAACACCTAGAACAACAACAGATCTTAGTCAAGCTAAGATTAACAGAATCAAAGCTTATGCTGGTTCTAATTACACAATTGGCGAGATTGCCAAGAAGCTTGGTGTTTCTACATCAACAGTATCTAAGTATTTGAAAGGGTGAATGAACAATGGAAAACAATTGTATGTTGACAACGTTTGACAATCCTTTTGATCCATTTGAACAGTTCACCGATTGGTTCATGTTCGATGTGGAAAAAGGTTACAACACTTGTTCGTATCTTGCTCGAATCGCAAAACTTACTGATGATATGTCAGATCAAGAAGTTAATGATGAAATTGAGCGAGCAATTGATGAAATTATTCAATATGATTTCATGAATATCTACAAGAAGGTCACAAAGGCCGTACATACCGGATAAAAAGCATGGGGAGGGGGTCGCAAAAAACACACCCCCTCCTC